GAAATGTGGGAATGGGCAAAGCAAAGAGCCAAAGAGCAATTAAAAGAACTGATTGAAGAAATTCCAATGTATCAAGGTAACTTGAACCCTAAGTGGAAATATTGGAATGATGTAATAGGCGAGTTAAACGAACTACCATAGTATTACAGACAACTACCATATATAAAAACTCTTTAATGTTTTATATATAAATACAATAAAACAAAAAAAATAGAAATAAACATATGACAACATACATAGTACACAACAAAAAAGAAAACACAATACAAGTTTATGATTCTATGGTAGCCACAGAATTAGACTTAAACACTTTAAAATACAACATTTGCACAAAGAGTAGAAATGATTTTACGGTAGATGGTGATTATAGGGTAGTTAAAACCGATTTACAGACCTCTAGCAAGCTTTTAACGCAAGATGTATTAGATACGTTGAATGAATTATTATCTGAGTCTACAAGCGATGATTTAGCTTATAAAAAAGGGCTTGATTTAGTTGAGCAGATTATAAGCGGTAAGATTAAGATTAAGTAGATTTATTATAACGTGATTTGTGTAAGATTAGTTGTGATGAATTAAAAATAAAAATTAATAAATAAACCAAAAACAAAACATTATGAATGAGCAATTTCAGGAATACTTAGTTGAATATATTGAATGGTTATCGAAAAAAGAAGATGTATTTTACGCATTTGATGACCCTAAAAAAGCTGCTAAAGAATTTCAAAAACATAGAATGGAAACACATATCATTTAATATTTTATTTTCTTCGATTAAGCAACTACCTTAATTAAATATAACTGACCTAAGCAATTTTTTATATATAAATGTTATAAAAACCAACAACAAAATGAATACAAAAAGAAACGAAGATTTAAAAACAATAGCTGATATAGTAAGTAGGGTATCTGGATTTAACGTAAGAAACAATACAAGGAAAAGAGAATACGTTTTATCTAGGTGTATTTACTTTAGAATATCAAAGGATGTTTTAAAATTTAACACAACTCTTGATGCGATTGGTTCTCAGGTTAATCTAAATTTCTCAACAGTTTTACATTCTTTATCTAACTTTGATGTTGATGTTAAATTAAATAAATCTTGGTATAAAATATACATTGATTGCCTTAGAACATGTATTAAGGTTTTATCTATTAATGACTTAGCGTTAAATAAAACAGTTCTAGTACATGGACTTATAAACCAAAGATGTGAAATAAATGATTTTAAAACGGAAATTGAAAGATTGAAAAAATCCAAGATAGAAAAACAACACCCTTTTATTCAGGAATTAAATAAGTTGACCCCACAACAATTATTTCTACTCAAAGAAAGGTCTGGAGTTATGATTAAATCAGTTAAAAACATAAAACTACAATAAATGAAACTAGCAACACCACAAGAACTAATTAAGTTAAATGAAGAGTATCACAGGTATTTATATTTAACTAATATAGAATCAATAGAAAAAGAAAAACAACGCATTAAAAAACAATTTGGATATGAAAACAATAACTGAATTACGAACTAAATTAAATTTTCATCCACAAGAAATAAATAGCCAAATAAAGTATTTCTCTGAAAAATGCATAATAGACTATGATGTTTATCTTAAAACAAAAGGAATTAATCTTCAAAGAGATTTTGTGTGGAATATACATCAAAAAAGAGAATTGATTTGGTCTATGTTAATGAATAGAAAAATACCTAGAATGGCTATGATGAATGTAATATTAAAAGGTGATAGTGTAGATGGAGTATATCAAGTCATAGACGGCAAACAAAGATTATCAACTATGATAGATTTTTACAGAAGAGCTTTCACTTTGTTAATAGATGGAAAGGAGTATTATTTTAATGATTTACCTATAGATTATCAAAGGGTAATAAGTGGTTATCAATTTTCTTATTACTTAGCGAATGAGGAATATAACAAACCATTCTCGGATGAAGATAAAATAAATTGGTTTATGTATATAAATTTCGCTGGAACAGAACAAGACAAAAAACACTTTGATAAATTAAAAAAATAAAAATGAAAACAGCAATACAACACTTTAGAGAAGTACAAGACGATGAATTAAGAATTAGGTTACTTGCAAACTTAAGAGACTATCCAATAAACAAAACATCAAGTACATCGGTACACAAGACTTTATTTGATGCTTTTCAATCGTTTAAGTGGGGCGAAACTGGTCAAGGTTACGGTTATTGGGAATCTAAAAGCAATGAAATAAGATTAAAAGGATTGCCAACAGCTAAAGACGAAACAAAAGGATATTTTAAGGACATTACGGATAGTATAAGTAGCCTACTAGACTATAAGAACGAAAAATACGGAAATTCAGCACTAGAACCGATTAATGTTTTTGACGGAAAATGTAAGTCAGGAAAAAGAATTGATGATAAAATATCCAGAGTAAAGAACAACGAGGTAATACAAAAGAACGACGTAGCCGACTTAATAGGTTATTTAATACTTACATGTAAAGAGTTTGGATGGACTAATTTTGATGAATTTAAAGACTAGATAGCAGATTACGCTAATAGAAAAGTTAAACACCTTAAGAGTAAGGTTTAAATGTTATGTAACGTTACTTTTCTATGGTTAGTAGTGTGTTTAAAAGTTTAAATAATTAATAAAAATAAATATTATGTTTAAAGAATTAGATTATAAAAACGGTAAAAGTAGCAATTTTTTTTATACGTTGTTATTCGCAGTATTTGATAAGTACAGACAATTATTTATAAGCATTGAAATGGAAGAAGCAAAAAAGAGAGGGTTTAAATTCTACAGAAATGTTTACGGTGATGAAATAAACTATATAAATTGTAGAAGCCTTTGGGTTGACCAAAAGTCCCGAACGTGGCGAGTAGAACAGTTAAATATGTAGCATTGCATATAGCACTAAAATAAAAAAACGTTTTTAATGTTTTTTATTAACTGTTATAGAATGTTTTTACTTACAAACCCATTAAATGTTAAAATAAAGTGTATTTCATTGATTAATTAAACTTTATTATGTTTTTGTAGTTTAAAATCAAATATGTTTTTGTAGATTTACATCAAGAAACAATATAACTACTAAAACCCAAAACAAGATGAAACATTTAGAATTAACACAACAACAAGCAAACAAACTTTATAGAGTAGCAATGACATTACCTTTAGTTGCTATAGTATTAACTTTTATAATCGGATAATTATGTACAACAACGAAAACAAAGAAGAAGGATTAAATAACTTATTTAACTTCTTAGATGAGCAAATGAAGAAGCTGGAAGAAATCACATACAATACTGAAAAGGATAATTTCGACTTTGAACTAGAAATGTTATTAAGTGATAACGGAATAAAAATCTAAAAACAATTAAAATGAATTTAATAAGCACCACAATAAATTATAGTGGAACACCAATTAAGATAGAAAACGGAAAAGTATTTGCTAGAGCTTTTGGAAGCACTATTAATAACCACTCGATGCATTGGACTTGGCAAGAAATACCACAAGATAATATGAAAAGAGATTTTAAAAAATACTTGGAAGAAAATAATTTAATATGATATATTGGAATATTAAAACCCCAAAAAGACTCTTCGCTAGTTGTGTGTGGAATTTAAGCGAATATCTTGGAATTGGACTTGGAAGATATGGACATGTTGTTTTTGGCTGGATGATGGGGTCTAATGGGAATAAAAAATAAAATAATGAAAACACTAATAACCATACTAACCATTTTAACGATATTATCCTGTGGAGAGCATGAAACACAATACGAAGAACTAAACATATCTTTTACCGTTCCTACGTTCTTAGACAAATGTGGGGAGCCTACAGAAGCGATATTAGTTATTAACGGTGTATTGCATCAATCAAAATTAAATGTGATTGCCGGAGGTTGGAAAATGGATGGTATATTAGTGGAAGAAGGAAAAAGCACAATTACAAAACTAGTGTTAATAGACGAACAAGGAACAGAACTTTACACCGCAGTAGGTTATATGGATAGATATCGATTTGATTTGATTAACGAAAAAAATCCAATGAGGGTATTAAGGTATACTAAAATAGGTGCTGGAGTAGCTGTAATTTGTTTGTAAAAATTAAATCAATAAAAATAAAAAAAATGGAAAACTCAATAAACAAATACATCGATTTTAACTCTCTTTTCTTAGAGTTATACAATGAGCAGGAAGATATATTGATTGAAGAAAGAATACAAGCAGATCATTTTGATAGGATATTGAAATTTAAAGAACAATCATATAGTGAATTTGAAATAATGATAGAAGAATGTAGTTATGATACTAAAGAAATAGTATTTGTTTTTGCTTACGACTTTGATGATTCAAATGAGGATTGCAGTCAAAGCACAACAGCTGATTATGTTATTGTTTACGACACTATACTAGATGAGTTTACAAGTTGTGATTACGAACAGGGATAAAAAAAAGCCTTCCCTAAATAAATAGAGAAGGCTCAAAACTAACTAACCAAAATGAATAACCAACGCTCAAAGATAAGTATAAAAACCATATAAACAAGCTATTTGTGAAAATAATTTCGTAAATTTGATAAAATAAAAAATATTCGTAGTTGGCGCATGGGTTAAACGCTGCAATAATTAAAGCCAGTACATGGTTTGGTAATAATTACGTAATAAAATCCATAAGTTATTGTAACAAGGTAATTAATAAAAAGTTTAAGCTAATCTAATAAAATATTATTTGTAGGTTCGAGTCCTACACTACGAACTAATTAACTAAAACTAATTAATATGAAACTAGAATTAAAGAACCTAACGCCTTATTTGCCTTTTGAATTAAAAATAAAAAGCGGTAAAAATGTTGTACGTGAATTATCTGAAATGTCAAGGGCTTATGACTTGCCTAGGAAATATACGCATTTGTATAATGTTATAAACGGAATAGGTCATAAACCAATTTTAAGACCGATTGATACACTTAAAAAGGAAATTACACATAATGGAAAAACGTTTATTCCTCTTCACGAATTATTAAAAGACAATTGCTTTAATTTGGAAAAAATGACCAATGAAAGAATAAATGAGTTTGAACAAACTTTTATGGATGCTTATACTTGGTCTTACAAAGATGTAATAACTCTATGCTCTTGGCATTATGACATTTTTAACCTTATAGAAAAAGGATTAGCTATAGATATTAACACCTTAAACGATTAATATGGCTTACATGGTAAAAATAGACTCAGAAGGTCACGAAATAAGAGTAAACATAAAACCAGTTTACAAGATACCTAAGAAGGATATATTAAAAGACCTAGAATTAAGACGCTCTTATCTTTTAATAGAATTAGATAGTATAGAAGAACAAATTAACAAACTAAAAAAGTAAGTAAGATGAAAAAAGAAAGAACATTAAAAGAAAACGTGAAATTATTAGTTAGCTATTTGCTTCTTGTGTTTTCAGCAATAGCATTGTCACTAGTGTCTTCTTATTGTGTATTTAAAATAGCAGAGCTATACAGTATAGACTTTATAACTGATTATACATTTTTGCAGCTATTTGGAATGAGTTTAATCTACTCTTTGTTGTTTAAAATCAATAAGAATTCTAAACCAGTAATAGACCATAATAAGTATCTAGATAGTGCATTTGATAAGATCAAAACTAAGATGTACATGTACGCTTTAGCTTGTTTAGTTGCCTTAATTGTTTTTAATATATTCAGCTAATATGAAAAACACACCTCTATCCGATTTAATACTACTTCTATTTGTAGGTTTAAAGCTTACTAATAACATAGATTGGAATTGGATATTGGTGTTATCTCCTTTTATATTAAAGGTCATATACTTAACTTATGTAGATTTTAAAAGAAACAAGGTTAATACAAAAGATAAGATTAAAGAATTAATTAATAATATTAACAAACAACAAAACTAAAATGGAATTAACAGGAAAGTGTGAAGAGGAATTTATTGAGTGGTATGAAAGTGATTTCTCTGTAAAACATGATATACACAAGGACGGAAATAGTTTAAATCATATGCCTAAACCTTTCAGGTGGGGTGTTTATCAACAATACTTTGATAGTGTTAAAATTGGTGTTGAAAGTTGTGCTAGTATTTATTTTAAGGGGTTTTATAGTCTTGTTAACGGGGATGAGTCTTATATTTTTAATACACGATCAGAAGCTCAAGAAGAAGCTATAGAGAAAGCAAACGAACTAAGAAACAAACAACTAAATGAAACTACTATCTAACGGTAAAGTAATACTAGATTCTAAAGAATACGCTAATATATTAGATATCATTAAAAGCCAAAAGAAGCTATTAGTAAACAATAACTTTTACATGGAGAAATGGACTAAAGAAATTAACGCTCTAAAGAAACAATTAGAGATTAAAGAAACTGAATTAAACGAAAGCCATTGTGGAGGATGTGTTAAATAATAAATAAAACAAACCAAAACATAAGTAATGAGTAATATAGAAAGAATACGTTTAAAAAAAGCTATTGAAACAAGAACATTAGTTTTCAAAACATTTAATAGTGGTGATGATATATCTATAAGTATAATACAAAAAAGGTGTAAAGTTGGATATACATCTGCTTATACTACACTAAGAAACTTATCGGAAGATGGATTGGTAGTAAATTGTAATAAAAACGGAGTGTTTAAATTAGCTTAAAACTTAATAAACAGTAAATACTATCAAAATGAAAAAACAAGTGATTATTTTATCAACCGATAGCGGTGATTGGGAAGGAATGTACATTAATGGAAAGTTAATTGATGAAGGTCATACACTTGGAGAAGGAAATAACAAAATATATCTTTTAGAACAAAGTGAAATACACGGTTTTAATTCAGGTGATGTAGAGTTTAAAGAGTTGACGGAATCTGATAGCGAAAATGTTGCAAATTACGGATGTATGTTAGATAGCATATCAGATTACATAGATGCATACACTTCTTAAAATAATAACATTAAAAACAAAATAAAAAGAATACTAGAGTGTTTTAAATACTACTTTAGATAAAATAGAATAACTATGATTAAAATTTATAAATACTTATTTGGAGATTGGAACAAATGGCGTGATGTGTCTTGCTCAGAAAATTTAGGATGGATATCAATAATTCAAACAAGAACAGAAAAAAGAACAGGCAAGAGACAGGTTAGAGTCAATAAGACTTGGGTTAACGATTCCGCTAGAATTGGTGAAATAACTAAAAACATGCTAAAAGATTAATTTGTGAAAAAGACAACAAAAAGAATACTAGAGTGTTTTAAATACTACTTTAGATAAAAGATACTAACTAATGAAAGAGTTGAATGAAAAAATGAATTACCATTTCGATAACATCGATAAAGAAAAGTTTAGAGATGATTGGAAGTATATTGTCATGGGTTCTATATCTGTAGGTTTAAATCTTAGTGAATTTATTGCTTATCATAAAAGACCGCCAATTGAATTATAAACTATATATTTGTAAGTGATTAGAGAGGGTAAGATAAAAATAGAATAGATGAATGAAGAATTTGATTTTAACGATTTAAAACCAGAGTGGAGAATATTCTGCGAGAACTACGTAATAGCATGGAATGGAACACAATCGTACATGGTTGCTTATCCTAATTCATCTTACGAATCCGCAATGAGTAGTTCTAGCGACCTCCTAAGAAACCCTAAGGTAAAGGCATACATAGAACATATACAGAAAGACTTAGCGAAATTAGCTAATGTAAGTGCATTACGTAACGTATTAGAGCTTAAAAAGATTGCATACACCAATCTATCAGACTTTAAAGATGGATGGATGACAGAGCGTGATTTCGATTCTTTAACAGAAGATCAGAAAGGAGCTTTGTCTGAAATAGTTTATGTAGATAAGATGTTTAATGGTAATTCCGAAAAGGTTGTTAAGTTCAAGGTTCATGACAAGATGAAAGCAATTGAAATGATTAACAAAATGTTAGGTTTTAATTTAGCTGACAAGTTAGACTTGACAACTGGAGGTGAAAGCTTAAACTTATCTAAAGAAGAAAGAGCAATTAGAATAGCTTCGTTGAAAAGAAAAATGAATGAGTAGTATCACCGATGCCGAGTTGCTGGAACTCGAAATGTTATTGGAACAAGAAAAAAAAGACTGTCTTTATGACGGTCTTACGTGTTTTGATAATGGTGTAAATCCTAACTATAAGCTTTTATATGATTCAATTAACAGCCAAAAGTGGGGAATTGATGATAAAGGATTTCCTAAATTAATAGAGGGTTATTCTGGAGCGGTATTAGAAGGAGGAACTAGAAGCGGTAAAACTTGGGCTGGTGTTGATATTATAATATACTTAACTACTGACAAACACAAAGACAAAGGATGTACTATAAACATATACAGAGAAACATATAATGAATTTAAAACCACACTATACGATGATTTTAAAACACGCTTAGAAGATTTTGAATTAGATAATCCATTTCATAGAGCTAAAGAGGTTAAGAGCTTCCGTATAGGCAAAAGCACTATTAATTTCATGGGTGATGGTAAGTTTGGTGGCGCTTGTGATTATGCGTTCTTTAATGAGGTAATGTTTATAGAAGAAAAGATATTTATGCAAGTTGTTATACGTTGCAGAAACTTCTGGTGGATGGATTTTAACCCTTGCTTTACGGATCACTGGGTATTCAATAAGGTAATACCTAGAAAAGATGTAAACTACATTAAGACAACTTTTAAAGACAATCCATACGTATCACCTAACGCATTAAACGAAACGTTAAACACAGAGCCGTGGGAAAGCGGAAGCTACGAAGTGCAAACAGATGTCATACTTTATAAAGGTAAACCGATAAGTAAAGAAAATCAACCGCCACCACACAAAAAGAATATAGAGCAAGGAACTGATGATGAATTCTTCTGGAAGGTATTTGGTTTAGGTCTTAGAGGAGCAATGAAGGGCGTTATATTCGATCACGTAACTTGGATAGATAAGTTTCCTGATATGGGTTACATGTATTCTAATGATTTTGGTTTTACTGCCGATCCTAACGCACTAGTTAGATACGCTGAGGACGACTATAACATATTTATTGAGCCATTGGTATACACGCCTATAGAGACACCAGAAGAACTTGCAACTACATTTGAAGCTATGGGGGTGGAAATAGATGTTCCAATTGCTTGTGATAGTTCAGATAAGTATACAGGAGAAAACAAGGGAACTGTTGAAATGGTTAAGGGTATACGTAACTTAGGATTCGACAAAGCTTTTAAGATAAGCAAAAAGAAGTCTATTATGTATTGGATATTAACTATGAAGAAAAAGAAAATACACATAGTTAAAAATCACCTATATAAAGAAGTTAAGATTGAAAAAGAAAACTATAAATTCAAAGAGATTAATGGAATAATGATTAATCAACCTATAGACAAATACAATCACTTTTGGGATGCAGCAAGATACGGTCACATGGCTTGGAATAGAGAGGTTGATAACTTCGAGACCAAAGGAAGTCTAGGTGATATGGGAATAAACTATTAAATTACGTATAAATATGTAGTGTATCTATACGTAATTTTGTTTTTAAATAAATATTACATTTCCAGTTACTTTGTCTTCAATCAAAACAGCTCTTACAGTAGAATCTTTAAGCTCCTTAGCATCTTTTTCGCACACAATCAATTGAGCGTATTCTTCTATTATATCCCATTTTAAACTTTCTTTAAAACTAATCTTTAGTGTCCATCTTTTATTTTTCATGACTCTTGTTTTTTCTTTTAACACTTTCGTAATCAAGGTAATATATTTCATTGCTTTCATTCATAAACTCATGTCTACCATTAGAATTAATTTCTAATAAAATAACTACAGTTCCTTCTTCAATCTCAACTAAGTCGTTTCTATTTACCACAAACTCTTTACCGTAATCATCAGTTGTGATTTTACTTTTTGATATATGCTCATGATATTCTTTAGCGAACTTTTCTATATTAACGTAGTTAGGCTTAATACCTGTGTCGGTTAATTCTTTAAAGTAATCAAATCCATAATCTTTACTTATTCTAAATTCTTCTGTTGTCATAATTATATATTTTATTTACATTAAACCATCATACATCTCTCTTAATTCATTATGGCTCTTTATTCTATCAGATAAAGATGCGTTGATGTTTCTTTCATTATACAACACTCTAAATATATCTCCGTTGTATTCTACATTAATAAATTTATGCTCAAATCCTTCGTCCATAACATTTGATTTAATTCTGAATGTATAAGGCTCAGAAACTATCTTAGCTAATTTAGGTTTAGATATGTAACACCCAGCTAATCTGCAATCTCTATTAGAATATGTTAAATTGATTGAATAACTGTTGTCGTTTGCGATGTAAGTTTTTCCGATAATGTTTTTCATAATTGAATATTTTAGTTTCACCAAAGGTACAATAACTATTTAGATTATCAACTATCATTTTAATAAAATAGTTTAAATAAGTGTTATTTATAATTATTATAAATTAAGTATTTTGTGTTGTTGCTCGGAATTATTTCGTAGATTTGTGGTATTAATAAATAAAACTAATATTATGACAGAACAAGATGTTTCTAAATGGATTAAAGAGCAATTAGATAGTATAAAAGAAGATTCTAGAGAAGAACTTATTAATTGCCTATCAAACACAACCGATGTTTTAAGACAACTATATAATAATCCTGATTCACTTGCTTGCAAAACATTAGCTGTTAATTGCGTTGAATTAAATACAATGTTAATAAACGAACTAATAAAAGAAGAATAAACAAACTAAAACAAACAACATGAGAAAAATTGAATTTAGAGGAATGAGTAAACACGGATGGAGTTATGGATTACCTCATTATTCTCCCGAAAATGGAGTTTGGGCTATGGTTGAATCAAATGGATGGACTCCTTCTTACGCAAATCCAGACGAAGGTGAGTGTAATGTTTACACTGCTATTGATTACAATACAGTTGGTCAATCCACAGGGTTTAAAGACAATAAAGGAAATAAGATATTCGATGGTGACATAATAAGACTTCACACAGGATTAATTACTGTAGATGACCAATTAATGAAGGTTTGTTTTAATCAAGGCGCTTTTGGACTTAGAAGCTTGGAACATGATGGAGTTAAAATATTTACTTCTTTTGTTCCAATGTGTGCCATATCTAAAAGTTTAATGGATAGAAATATATTCAAAGAAGCAGAAGATGTGTTAGAAGTAATAGGAAACATTCATCAAAACAAAGAACTAATTAAATAAAACGATATGAAAGGAAAATATCTAATTAACACAGATGCTTATTTTATAGCTCCAGATGGAAGAGAATATAAAGCCGTTTACGGAGAAGTAGAAATATTAAACGACACTTTTCTAGGTGTTAAAACTAACGCTAGAAGCGCTAATTGGTTCGCTAAGGTAGGAACGGAAGATAATCATGTAATTATAGCTGGTTGCCAAATACACTACGCTACAAAGACTACTAAAGAAGTCAACAGAGGTAAAGGAATGGGATGGGATGAAGTAGGGGTAGAATCTTCTTTGCCTTGTAGAATTTACTTTGCGGAGTAGTTAATATTTTGTATCTTTAATAAAACTAAAAATTATGCTAATAATTATGAATGATAAAAAACAAATAGTAGAAAATATTTTAATAGAGTTAAATACAAGAAGTGGTTTTGATGAGTGGTGGTGGTGTATAGGTGATGATGTGAGAGAAGAAATAAAACGAGATTTAATTAACTTACTTCCTGAAAACTAACATTATGAAAGCAAACGAATTAAGAATAGGTAATATAGTATCTAATGGAGAAAGAGAAATAACAGTAGATGAGCATCTTATTTATGACAATGCAGTTAACTGTTTGCTGAAACCAATACCATTAACAGGAGATTGGTTAGAGGTATTTGGATTTATTAAAACAAAAGTAAAAAAAGTACATAAAACATATTCTTTTGAAAAAAATAAAATTGATATAATTTATAACGATAAACTTAATTTATATAATCTTTATATGTATAGCAAATTCAATATAACAAGTTTACATCAACTACAAAACCTGTACAAGTCTCTAACTGGAGAGGAGTTAATAATTGAGTCATTATGATACATGAGATTAAAATAAAGCTATCTAAAAAAGCAATAGATTACTTCGATAAAAAGATTAAAGAAAAAAAGAAAAGAAAGATAGAATTGATATCTTACTTGAAATATAAGGGTTATTTAGATTAATAACATATAATTATGCCATACAAAACAATACAAGCAAGCAGCCCAGAGCAATTAGACGAATACATCAACATGTATGAAGCTAATCATAAATACATGGAAATAGTAAGCTTTCATGTGGATGAAACAGGATTCTATTCTATGATATTCTATAGTGATAATGTTATAATCGAATTTTTACCAGATGAAGATAATGAAGAATAATTTAAAAAGTTATGTTAAGTGGATATCGAACCACTACGAAACAAAAAAGAAAAGAGAATGTTATTATCTGGACATGGCTAAAATAATAGGCTTTGAAGATGTTAATAAAAACAGATTGGAGTTAGATAAATTTAGTTTGAATGATTTAGAAGTAGTCAAGGAATCCTTGTTATATGGTAATGATTTGGCAGAAACAATACTACTATTCAAGTGGATAGAAAAGAAATATAAATGAATAACTGGACTAAACAAGAAATAATAGAAGCGGATAGGCTTATGACTGAATATAAGAAAAGAGACCTAAAACAAAAAGTTAATGTTCTTAGAGTTTATTACGCTTGTTCAATATTGGTTATTATTTTAATTATTTCATTAATACTAATTGAATACTAAATGAGAAGTAAAGAAACAGACTTAGAGTGTTATTTAAAAGAATACGAATACTATTGTAATACAGAAAACAATGAAACCGAACAAAATACAATTAGACAGGATTAGAATGTACGTTAGACCTAAGTACTTCGTGGATGAATCAGCAGGAATTAAGGTTATTGTGTCTAATGGGTGTCAATCGAATAGGGTTATTGACAAAACAACAGAAGCTAAGGCATGTATTGATGAGTTTCAGAAAAACATTTCCATAAAAGACTTGCCACACACTAAAGGAGATGTGGCGCTTATATTAGTGTATTACTCATCGGTTATTAGTTTTTTAATTTATTTCGCTGTATTTTTGTTTAACAAATTTTATAATCAATAACTATGAAACAATATTTAGTATTTTTTGGATCAAAATATTATCCAAGCGGAGGAATGAATGACTTTTTATGTGATTTCGACACCATAGATGAATGTGTTGAAGCTATAAAGTCTAAAATAAAAGAACACTTTGATCCTGACTACCAAGAAGAGGAGGAATATGTTAAATATCAATGGAGTTGTAATTGGTCTCACATCTACGATTCAGTAAACAGAGAGGAGGTATGGTCTAAGTAGCATTAAATTACCCAAATACATTGATTTCTGGTATTATATTACACGTTATACAAATAAATAAATAAAAATATTTTAAAAAAAATTTTTATTTATTTGGATTAATTAAAAATAAGTACGTATATTTGCTTCGTCCACTACCTTACTTGAGGTAAGTGGACTTTTTATTTTAGAGTAGTGGACGACCTAAAACACAATTAATCCCCGTATACCCCGTAAGGTAGAGGGGATTTTTTAATTTTAGTACTATTTGTGGATATAAAAATTAATAACGACGTAGATTTGAGTAAAGTGATTTCTATCCTATCTGGGAGTAAGAAAGATATTGCTATTATTGAAAAAAACGACAAAGAATTTAACGAACTCAACAGAAAAGATCGAGATAATCAAATAGGAAACATTCAAAAGGATAAAATCGTAAAGAATAACGATGGTATTTCTAAAATTGTTACCGCAAATAGAATTCCTATTGCATTGGCTAATAAAATAGTTAATACCGCTGTGGGTTTCGAGTTTGGTAAACCTGTAAAGCTTACTCCATCAGAAGAAAATGCCTTATCGGATCAAGTTTTTGTTGATTGGAAGAACGCAAGACTAGACGATAAGATACAGAAAGCTAAAGTACTTCAGAAAACACATACACAATCAGCTTTATTATTTCACTACAAAGACCTTAAGCCTAATGGGTTTATAAATAAGGTTCTAGGTGTTAATAATAACAGGCAAATAAGCTGCAAAGTTTTAGATTCTATGAAATCTGGTGAATTCTTTCCTTATTTCGACGAAACTGGTGATATGAAATTCTTTGTACATCAATTCAAAACAACAGTATTAGACGATAAATTAACAGAAATAATAGTTGATAATTGTTGGATTTACGACGATGTAAACGTAAATAAGTTGTCGAACACTACTAATTCATGGGTTTTAGATAAGGTTGAGGCTCATGGATTCTCTAAGATTCCTGCGGTTTACATGTCACAAGATAAGCCAGAACACTATTTAGTTAAAGATGCAATAGATAGAATAGAGGTGTGTATTTCTAGATTGGGGGCTAGTAACGATTATAGCGGACACCCTATTCTATTTATAGAGGGTGAAGTATTTGGTATGCCAGACAAGAATAGTGACGGTAAAGCCATGAAAACTAAGGTTAAGTATGAAGACGGTAAAAAAGTCGAGGGAGGTGACGCCAGATTCTTAACACATGACAACGCTCCTGAGTCTGTAAAGCTAGAAATAGAGAAGTTAGAGGATTACATATACTCAATGACAAGCACTCCTAACATATCATTCAACAACCTTAAAGGAATGGGTAATGTAGCGACAAGAACTCTAGAATTTATGTTCATGGATGCTAACATTAAAAAGTTAATGAATGAAGGTCAAAATAGAACAGACATAGAAAGATGTATTAACATTATAATTTCAGGAATAATAACAACTTCTAAAGCATCATTGAAATCAATGGCGAATAGCTTGACTTTTGACATAGAATTTGGAAATGTAATGCCGAACGACTTTGACGAATTAGTAGTTTCGCTAGTTGCCGCTGTGGAAGGTGGTATTATGTCTAAAGAGACAGCTATAGAAATGTTAGGTGAAGCGGATGACTACGCAGAAGAATTAAAGAAAATATTAAACAACATAGAATCAGTAAATATTAATAGTAACACAAATAATTTAAACGATGAATAAAGAGTTAAAGGAAAAACTTAGGTTAGCACTTCTTAATGAAGGTCTAGGAGAGGGTTTACTTGCGTTTTTATCAGTAGAGAAAGAGGAAGATATTCAAGGGGCAGTTAGCAACTTAAAAGGATTGACAACTCAACAATTATCAAACGAGGAAATTTTAAAGCTTCCTATTGTTTCGCAATATGCGGATAAAAGAGTAGGTGATGCAAAGAAAAGTTGGGATCAAAAAGCTCCAACTAATCCAGCTGAACCAAATCCAATTAATCCATCACAAGGCTTAACAGCTGAGGCAATTGCACAATTATTATCAGAAGCGCAAAAACCCTTGTTAGAGAAGTTAGAAGGATTTGAAAAGAATAAGGCGAGAGATGCTAAGTTAGCAGAGGCTAGAAACTTTTTGAATAAATCTAAAATACCAGAAGCGGTTAGAGAAAGTAGGTTGAAATACTTTAATCCTGATGCAGAGGTAGGTATAGAAGATTGGGTTAAGGAACAGGAATTAGAACATGAAAACTATCATCAGTCATTAATTGATAGTGGTGTTTTATCTGCTCCAGTAGAGCCTAGATCGTTCAATGCACAACCAACGGAAGCGGTGGTTGATGGCATTGTTTCAAGAATGAAGTAAGTAATTAATAATTAATAAATAGAAAATGGCAGTACTAAATTTAAATGGAGCAATCCAGAGTGCCGATTCAACAAACGATAGTATCGTTATTATAAAATCATGGGCTGATATAGCTGGTGGTGTTGTATTAGATACTACTGGTTGGGCGGATGATACCATCTATGCAGGTCATGGAGTTATCGTAGAAACAGCAACAGGGGTTTATAAGCCTTTGCCTGTAACAGGAACAATTACAGCGTTACATACAGCTGTAGGAGTAGTAAAAGCTTCTGTATTGGCTAGTAAGCCAGCAGTAGGCGTAGTAGTAGGCGGACAAGTTAATGAAGAGGCTATGGAGTATCCAGTAAGCGCAGCTTTTAAAACAGCAACCCCAAACATAATTTATACACAAGATTAAGATGGCTAAATCATTATTTGTAGAATTTCTAGGTAAGACCTACGATGCTGCGATACAAAAGTACTACACTATTAAGAATGGTTCTGATTTAGAGCCTACTTATACACATAAGGCTCTTTTTAGAGAAGAGTATTCTTATGATGGTAAATGGAGTTCTACTTCAATTAAAAATACAAGGGTAACTGCTGATTTAGTTGCTTTAGATTCTAGTGTTCCATTGAAAAAAAGAGATTCACTTAGCAAGGCTAGTGGTGAGATTCCTAAAATGGGTCTTAAATATGCTCTTAATGAAAACCAAATGAAGGAAATTTTAACCCTTCAAAAACTAGGTAAAGATACTAGAGTTGTTGATTTACTTTACAGAGATTCAGCCAGATGTGTTGATGGTATTTCTGAGGAACTAGAATACCAAGCTTTACAGGCTATTTCTACGGGTGCAATAGTTGTTCCTGATACTGAAAAGCCAGGAATTGGTGTTCGTGTTGATTTTGGTGTTAGCGCTAACAACATTCAAGGCGTTGAGTTTTTATGGAGTAACGCTTCTTCTAATCCTATTGAGGATTTAAAGAAAATGATTAAGACGGCTAAAAAAGATGGTCGTTCTATTCGTTACATTCATATGGGCGAAGATAAAGCTGATGAGTTTTTATCTAACGCAAAAGTTAAAGAGTACTACGGTAACTACTTGAACTTTATCGGAAGTAATATTCCTACACCTACACTAGAGAAAATTAATGGTGCTTTGTCTTCTGATATGAAGATACAGATCATGGTTTACGATAGAAGCGTAGTTAAAGAAACTAACGGTGTTCGTAGAGTTGTTGAATGTTGGGATAACGATATGGTTGTAGGTACAGCGGATTTGAATATCGGTTCTTTGGTTTATACTGACCTTGCAGAAGAGTCTTTTAAAGCTGATCAATCAACTTACACTAAAGTAGGTGCTTTCATACTTATTTCTAAGTTCCATGATGTTGATCCTATTAGAGAGTTTACTAAAGCAGAAGCAAGTGTTATGCCTGTTATTCAAGATGTAGATTCTATGTATTATATCAATACTTCTGATGTACCTACTATTACTGAGGCGCAAACAGAAGACAATACAACTATTGATATAGATGACGAAACTACTGTTACTAGAGCTGCATTTATTACAGCATTGAACAATGTTGGAGTTACTAAAGCGAATGCTAGAAATACTGATGCTAAATTAGTAGAATTCTACAACGACTTAAGTGCAGAAGATGAAGCGGCTGTTAACTCAGAATTAAGCTTATAATATATGTTTTTAGAATCTAACATAACATCATTAAGAAATCGTTTAGGTTGGTCTAGCCTAGAAAAAGCTGAGTATGCAGATAAATTAAATGCAACCAACTTAATTAAAGAGTCTGGACTAACCCTAAACAACTTTCATAATCTAGTAACGCTAGAGAATATCTATAAATGTTTTTCTGAATTCGAAATGGAAGATGATAAATTTAATGATGTTCTTACCGAGTTGTTAGACAATGTGGTGATAGAAATATTAACAGATGTTTTTGTAACTGATTCTAGAAGTGTAATGAATAAAGATTATACCAGTGTTATCACATCGTGTGCTGACACTGGAATTTTCGACAAATCTATTGGTTATTGTCATGCAATTAAAGTATTAGAACTTATTCTTTCAAGTGTTAGAAGTAATAGAATAGAAACTATTGCATCGGAAAATGCAGCACAAATACAATCTATGATAAAAGGAAGTTACTCACAATCTGGTTTACTAGTAGTGGATGGTCTTATTCATAAGTGTAAGAATGAAAGAGAAGAAATTAAAAGTAAAATATTTAGCGTTAGAGGTTCTACAATCTACGATGCTACTAATCACTGGTAAATGGCTAATATTTTAAAAGATAATCCTGTAGGTATTGATTCTAAGATAAATCAAGTTCAGAAATCAATTTATCCAATCTTGGTTTCCAAGTGGGGTGAGTTTGATTTATATGGAAGAGTTTATAAAATTGTTAAAGGTAATAAGACAAGCTTAGAAATATACGTAGGTAATGGAGAGTATAAAAAAATCCTTTTTAGTGAAGGGAATAAAATGTTCTTTATTCAGGGTGATAAACCAACTTTTAAAGATGGTTTCTTTAATAATAGTATTTGGATAATATCTATACTTAACATTGAAAAAATTAAAAACATAATCCATAGAGCTGATGAGGAAGTTCACAACGACTTGATTACCTCTTTATCTTCTGTTTTTTCATTCAATGATATAATAGGATTAGAATACGGCATGAACAACATTAAGAGAATAGTGGAGGATGTTTATGATTACGGAACATTTAAAGCTTCGGATATACATCCATATCACGTTTTTTCGGTGGAGTTAAATGTTCAATACAGCTTAATAGATAAAAATTGTTAAAAAATAAATAAAAATATAAAATGGCAAAATTCGTAGAATCATGCGGTGGTGTATCAGAGAATACATCAAGAGTTGCAACAAATGGCATTAAAGCTAGAGTTGCACTTGGAGCGCCTGCATATTTCTTCTATACTCCAGCTAATGTAACTATTAGCAATCCAGAGGCAGCAAGAGATATCGACGCTTTCAACACCCTAATAGAAGCTGGAAACGGTATTTCTTTAGGTAAATTTACGGTAGAATCTACTGGTAGTGAAAGAGAAGTGTATGAAGATACTTTCTTTGGAATTAAAGTTACTACTACTGATGCGACTAAAACGCTTCAATTAACCGCTCCAATGTGTAGCTGTGTTAGTGCTGAGTTTGAAAAGCTTAACGGAAGAAGTGGATACATTTGGGAAATTACCACAGCGGGTTACTTGCTAGGTAGAATGAACGATGATGGTTCTGTACAAGGTTTCCCTGTATCTAACATGTACAAGGCTATTAACTCTATCGCTAGTACTGATACTCCTGTGTCAAATACTATTTTAGAGATTCCTTATACTGATCCTAGAGGCGACCAAAAAAGTCCTTTCCAGATTCCTGTAGATTGGAACTTTGAGGATTGTGATTTACCATTTAGCGTAGAAGCTGAGGCGGCTAACTTTATCGATGCAGGTACAAGCTTAACATTTGATTTATCATTGTTCCAAGACTGTACTACTACTCCTTTAACCGGAGCGGTAAAAGCTGATTTCAAAGTTACAGACGCTAACGGCGCAGAAATTACAACATTTACAGTATCAGAATCTTCTGGAGTTTATTCTTTTGATGTTACAACTGATGAAAGTGTAGTATATGTAGAAACTAACGGATTCGTTAGAATTTCAGGTAGTTTATTTACAATGGATGAGTTTAAAGTATCAGCAGCTTAATGGCTATTGAAACTAAAAATTTTGTTTTCGGTTCGGACTTCTTATTGAAGTCTGAATCCGATTTCAAAGCTCACATGAAAAAAACACATGGAGTAGGAGCTAGACAAGCTAAAGAAATATACAAAGAAATACATGGCGACAATAGCACAAGCGAGCCAAAACTGGTCGAGAATAGCGAACCAAGCGTACTTGACATCGATACTACTAAGAGTAATTAAGGAAACTGAACCAATTGCAATAAGTCTACAAAAACAGCAATTAGAAGAAGGTTACAACAACGAAGAACAGGAAATAGGTCGATACAAAGCATCTTCACAATCTATCTACGAGTCAGAAGGGCGCACATCAAACAAACCTAAAATAGAGGGTGAGTTATTTAACTTTGATGATACAGGTGATTTCCTAGAGGGAATACAATTAAAATTCACGAACAAAGAAGTTAGTTTTTTTAGCACCGATTCAAAGACACCTGAATTAATAGGTAAGTATAGAAACCTATTTGGTTTAGACCCTTACAATTTTAGAAACTACATAGTGAATTCTGTTTTACCTAAATTCATTTTTCAACTAAGAAAGGATTTAAAACTAATATAATGAGCCATAAATATTACAACTTCCCTTTTATAAAATTTTGCCTTTTATCTAAAGACGAATCATTGTTAGAAGAATTAGGAGTTGAGGAAAGTTTATGGAAAGAGGTTAAAAAGGAATACGCCGAAGCTAATCCAAATCCCGAAACCACAGTGCTTGTATCAGCATATAAAAAGGCTATTAAGGCTAATTTAGAGCGAAACAAAACGATAGCTGTAATGAAGTATATATTACAGTATGAAGGCGACTGGCAGCCTTATTTTGAAGTCGCAAAATTAAAATACACGGGCGATGCTTTAAAAGATATTGAATATCTACAAAATCAAATAAAAAAACAAGAAACAAACGAAAAGATTTTCACTGCTCAACTAGATAAACTAAGAAAAGAACTAGATGACGCTAGAGAAAAAACAGAAGATAAAGGATTTGACATTGCAGGAGTTTACAAAACAATTGCATCACTAGAAAAGGCAGGGGCAACAATACCAAATTACGACGAATTGACTTGCGGAAAATACAACGCATTAACAAAGGTTTACACAGAGAAGAATGGCAAATAACGGAATAATTACTGGTGATCAGGTTTTAAAGGGCGTTCGTGAGGAGATTAAAGCGGTTGATGCAGACTTTAAAGAGCTACTTAAAACATTTAATACGGTTGCAGCTGCGTTAACTAAAACGACATCGGCTTCTGGTATTGAATCTACTATCAAACAAGTTAATGGATTAAGTGAGAAGCAAATAGCGCTTTCTACTAAGTTGGCTAGGCTTAAAAAAGAAGAGTCTAACGCAATAGCGGCAGAACAAAGAGCAAATGCAGCCGGAGCTAGAACCACCGAAATATCCGCAAGAGCTAAAGCGAAAACAGTTGCAGCTACTACGGCATTAATAAGAGCAGAAAACGCATTGGCAGCGGCTAAAAAGAAATCATTAGCTACGGGTAGTTCTAATTTGGCTCAATTTCAATCACTAAACAACGCATATAATCAGCAAAGTAGATTATTAAATTCATTAAGAGATAGATATAAGTCTTTAGCTATACAGCAACTACAAGGAAATACATTAACCAAAGCTCAAGTTTCTGAATACAAAAAACTTGGTTCTCAAATAAAAATATTAGATAGTCAATTAAAGAAAGTTGATGCTACTGCTGGTCAGTTTCAAAGAAACGTAGGTAATTATCCAAAGGTTTTAGGCTCTGCAACAAGGGGTTTAAGGTCTTTTTTAGGTGCTTTTGGATTAACTTCTGGAATATACTTGTTTGCAAATGCGTTAAAGTCAACATTTAAAATATTTAAGGATTTCGACCAAGGGCAAGCAGATTTGGCGGGTATTTTAGGCATAGAAAAAAGTGATACAAGACTAATAAATCTAACAAATCAAGCTAAGTTATTAGGTGCTACAACTGCATTTACAGCTACGCAAGTATCAGAACTTCAATTAGAACTTGCTAAACTAGGTTTTAATGATGCTGAAATAATAAAAGCAACTAGAGGTGTTGAAAACTTGGCTATTGCCACGGGTGTAGACGCTGCTAGAGCGGCTAAATTAGCGGGTGCAGCTATACGAGGTTTTAACCTAGACGCAAGCGAAGCTAATAGAGTTGCGTCGGCATTAGCTGTATCTACTACAAAATCCGCTTCTAGTTTTGAAACATTAGAAACTTCTTTACCTAAAGTATCAGCTATTGCTAAATCGTTCGGGTTTACTATAGAGGATACAACGGCATTACTTGGCGGATTGCAAAATGCTGGTTTCGAGGCTTCGATAGCGGGTACATCTTTAAGACAAATATTTCTTCAATTAGCTGATTCAAACGGTAAATTAGCACAAAGACTTGGCGGAGGCGCTGAAAGTTTTGATGAACTTATAGAGCAATTTAAGAAAGTAGAAGAAGAAGGTATATCGTTAGGGGAAGCTTTTAATTTAACTAATGCACGTTCTGTAGCTGCATTTAAGGTGTTTTTGTCTGGAGCTGATGACCTTAAAAAACTTAGAGACAGTATTACTGATGTTGAAGGTGAATTAGATAAATTAGCTGAAACTAAATTAGATTCTTTAACAGGAGATGTTACATTATTAACTTCTGCTTGGGAAGGTTTAGTATTATCTATAGAGGATGGAGAAGGCGAAATAAGTAAATTCTTTAGAACAGCAACACAAGGATTAACGACATTCTTAACTGGTTTAAGAGAAATAAACGAAACAGGAGTAGAACAAGGTGTGCAAGCCGCTAGAAGTGTCGTGGAGTCTTTTAAAAACAGTACAGAAATAACACAAGGAGAGGTTAAAAACTTTTTAGTTAAGACAATAAAAGAAGCTGATTCAAATATTGAGGTGTTAATTGATAGATATGAAGAATTAAAAAATCAAGGAACTATAGGTGAGTTGTTCACCAGAAATTATTTTGAAAAGTTAGAAGAGGCTAGAAAAGCATTAGAAAAAGAGCAGTCAGCAAGAAGTGAACTTGGACGTATATTATTGGAAGAAGCTAATCAAAAAGAAGATTTAGCTGCTAGAACAGCAAAATTAGCAGTTTTGGCTGGTGCTGAAAAAGGAAATGAAATAAACCTAGAAAATCAATTAATTGAGTTTAGGAAATTAACCATTGACCAATTAAAGGTTATTAATTCAGAGTATGCTGATTTCTTAAAGAAACTAACGGAAACAGGCGCTAATAAAGACGCTGAGAACTCTTTAAATACGCTTAGACTTCAATTAAAGGCTTTACAAGAAGAATTTAACAATGCGGATTACAATTCTGATGATTTTAAAAGATTAAAAGATGAGATATCTGGATTAGAAGCTTTGATTGCTAGATTAGAAGGAAGAGGTGGCGGAAAGATTCAAAAGAAAATAATAGAGGGTTCTGTAGAGGCTTACAACGATCTTATTAGTAAATTAAAAGAATTAAGAGATGGAACGGCTACAACCACAGAAGAGTGGAAGAAGTTCGACGACCAAATAGCGCAAACAGAGCGAAGCATTAGATTATTAACTGAGGGTGCTGATGCATTAACTAAGGTTGAAGGATTTGAACCTAGCTATTCTGCTCAGGATTTTACACAGGGACTAGGGTATAAAGACCCTGCGGAAGTTCAAAGAGGTATAACAAATAAGATAGCAGAGGAAAAAGAAAAGGAAAGAGCTATACTTAAGTCAATTAATGATGGTATATTAACAGATTATGAAGGCTTCACTAATGAAGAAACTAATATTCTAACAGAAGCACTACAAGCGCAAAGAGATTTAAGAATAAATCAAGAGCAAGCGGTAGGTGATTTAATAGTTGGTAGCTTAGACACTATATTTCAGGCTAGAATTGACAATATAGATAAAGAAATAGACGCTAACCAATATAAGTTAGATACTATTTTAAATTCTGAAACCGCAAGTGATGAGCAAAAAACAATAGCACAGGCTAAATTTGATAAAGAAGAAGCTAAGTTATTGAAAGAAAAAGAGAAAAGAGAAAAGCAAGCTTTCTTGGTTAGTCAGGGTATCGCATTAGCTGAAATTGCAATTAACTTAGCGAGAACAATATCAGCGATTACTTTAATGGCTGCATTATTACCAGCGAACGCATTAACACTTGGTGCGTCTGGTGCGGCTTACATTGCTACAAATGTGCCTATAGCTGTGGGAACTGCGGCTTTACAAGCTGGATTAGTTATAGCTCAAACAATACCAGCGTTTAAGTATGGTAAAGGTGTAAATAATGATTACGAAGGTTTGTCTTTACTAAATGACGGTGGCAAAGATGAGGTAAGAGTGAACGAACACGGACAAGCTGAGGTTTTAAAAGGTAGAAATATTATTGCTCCTGTAGCAAAGAATGATATGATTATTCCGTCTGTATCTACTTTTAATAGGCAAATGAAAGACCCATCTAGCGATTTGTATCAAAGAGTATCAAGCAAGCTAAATGCAGATACTACACAACGCCAAAACATGGTAGTTGTTAACACTAAAACAGATACTAAAGGAATAGAAAGTGCTATAGCTAGTGCATTTGCAAAACAAAAAAGACCAGTTTACAACAATAAGGTCATCATTAAGCAACCTAGAAGAACATCGTATTAATGTCAGACAGAGCGAACATAATAAAATACAAGCTTTACAGCGATGAATTAGGGTTTTTAGATATTCCTGAGCCTATCAATTATGATGACGGCAACAAGGATGTTACAGAGCGTGAATCGAACTACAAAACATTCGTTACCTCTAAGGCTGGAGCGATGGAAATATACGGAGGTTCATTTAATTACCTACTTGGTTTAATTGGTGTATATGGATTAATTCCTAACGTTAGGTTGATTGAATCTAGGAAGAGTGATGATTCAATTGACCAAAAATGGAAAGAAACTTCTAACGTTGGTCTTGATTTAGGTACTTGTGATTTCGATATGGAGCGAAAAACCGTTAAAGTTGAGACACAAGTAGGCGGTTTAATGCAAATCATAGATACTAGGTTTGATGATGAATACAATGTTTACGATAATGAATCATCGGAAGAAACAAATTTATCAGATTTAAAATTAGTAGATGTAAAATTAGACTCTAGACAAATATTTAGAAGAAGTAGATTGTTTGTAGACGATGGAGAAGAAGTTTTTGCTGTAGTTTCTGGAAACGATGGACTGAACGCACGTGCAATACCATTTAAAGTAGACTATCAAAGTGACGACAATGTAAACAATGTTTTAGGAACAGAATTAAACGCTAACAACGGAAATTACACAACTGTAAGCTCTGGAAACTCTGGAAACTTATTTTATTTGGTTTCCGATAGACCGAGAACAGTTATATTAAACGGAACTGTAAAAACAAGAATAAAAACAAGAAATAGCGGTTCTTTTAGTTTAGATTTAGTTAGGTATACTACAGAGGATTTGCTTTTTGATGAAGTTATATTAAATCTAGATACCTGCAACCCTAATATAACTGGTGATATTTGCTCATATACATTTAATAATTATGAGGTAGATTTGAATGTGGGTGATAGTTTGTCTATATCCACATTGTCAGACACTAGTGATGGTATAGTTTATGAGGTTTTTGATACCGAAATAACCATTAAAGAAGATAGCGTTTATCCCATTACTTACAGTAAATCAATTAAAGCTTTTGATTTGTTGGAAAGATTAGTATCTTTGATGACAGGTAAAGAAAGTTCTTTTAAGTCTACACTTTTTGAATCTGGAGGAAAGTATGAAAATTTACTTTTCGCACACGGTACGCAACTGCGAAACATGCCAAGAATAATTAACAAAGGAGAAGAGGATGAAACGGAAATACAATCATCAACTTCAATGCAAGATGTTATTGATGCAATAAGTATTTTAGAGCCTTTGTGTTATGGTGTTAAAAAAATAAACAACAAAGAGTACTTTTATATTGAATCAGAAAAAGAAACGCAAAGAAGCTTTACGGCTATTAAATTAGGTGTTACAACTGATAAATTTAGATTGATACCAGTTAGCGACGAAAGTAGAGGAGTTATTCCTGACAACTACTATTCATCCATAAATATAGGCTCAGAGACTACTGGTAGTGAGTATGGGGAAGTAAACAACCTTTACTCTATTTGTGGGAATGCCACATGGAACACTATAAACAGCACTAATAAATCGGCTTACGAAGTGTTAACAAGCTTTAGAACTGGTAGTGTTGATATTGAGTTGACAAGGCAGAAGCAATACGACGACAATCCTGATACGGATAGCGATTACGATGATGATTGGTTTATGATTGATTCTAAAAAAGTAGGTGTTGAGTATCAATTAAAGAAATGGCAAGATTACTACGATACAATACCAACTAACGTATATTCACCAGAAACAGAATACAACTTTAAATTTACACCTTACGAATTGCTTAAAGGTCACGGATGGAAGTTAAATTCAGGATTAATACAATACCCTAACAAATCACTTAAATTCATTTCTTCCAACTGTTCTAGTAGTTTGATTACGGATGGATTTAAACATGATGACAAAATACCACATTCAACACTAGATAAGCCAACATTTAGCAACATGACGGTTAATTTTAAATTAGCAGTTAACCAAGAGATAAGCGAAATGTTAAGGGGTACAACTAATGGAATAGATAATAAATTTGGTTTAGTACAGTTTTATTCAGAAGGTATTGAGCAATACGGAAGATTAATTAAAGTAGATGAGAACGACTCTGGTAGTTGGGAATTAATAGAAGCATACATATGAGTAATATAGTATTAACGATAGGTAATAAAACGGCTGGTTATCCGCTACAGTACGGTTCTATTAGGGTTTTGTTTAATTACGGAACAGGTAATTTGTCTTTAGATTTAGCTTTAACAACAAAAAGCGCTGGAACTGGTAAATTTCAATGGAAAGGCGTACCCGACGATGGAATAAATCAAAGTGCCGCAAACTACGCAATAGCTTTTAATAGGGATTATAAAAATATAGGCGGTTCTAATAATTTATATGCTGTAGCTTCTGCAAATAAGGTGACAATAACTTCTAAAAGTGGTGATTTTGTTTTTGCTTCGGTAGATACCAGCAATTTAGCTACACTTAGTTATACTATAACAAATACCGTATTAGTTCCTGATTTAGTATTAAGCGTTTCGTCATCTTCATCTGTAGGCGATTGTTCAACCGTTCAAAGAACAGCAACGGCTTCTGGAGGCGTATCTCCGTACACTCTTAAATCAGGCGCAACAACAATAGCATCATCTTGGAACGGGTCATCAAGAACTTTCGATTTATCAAGAGGTTCTTTGCATAGTATCTCGGTAACTGATTCAACAGGCAAAACAGTAAGTACAACAGCAAATACACCTAGAAATTTAAAAGCCTCTGAATTTGAAACAAGCTTAGTTTTATATAGTGGATATGCTGATTTAAGCGTTAAAAATATAAACCCCGTATATGGCACAACTCCTGTAACATATTCTTTAGATGATGTTGATTACTCATCTAGCACAGATTTTACTGGATTGCCAGATGGCACATACACTCTTTACATTAAGGACGTTTTTGATTGCGTTATAACAAAAACCGTTGTTATAGTAAGCAATTCAATACCAGTAGAAGAAGAAGCTTCACAGTATAATCATTTATTTGTAAGCAATTTAAATAGTATTGCGTTTTCACCAAAAGAAGAATTTAGCGCATTCAATAAAAAGAATTTCGACAATACACTTAGCTACTCAGAATACGTAAAGGCTAACAACTCTATAACTCAACAATTCATTGAAGGAGATGTAGATAGTTATGGCATAGGAACTCAATTTCAGTCTTCATATCCTTATAACAAAGTTACTATTCATAATTGCGATGGATCAAAGGTAGACATTCCATCTATAATGATACAGGAAAATATAGGCACATACGAAAAAGTAGATTGTATGTTGTTTCCTATTACTACTGGAATAGGTGTTTATTTTGACGGTGGCAACGAATACGAGCCAAACACAGAAACAGTAATAGGAGCTAGTGACTATATTTCTGCTTTACCAGATTGGGCTGTTAGTGGTGAGGTTGTCGATATTTCTGGATTTGGAAGAAAAGAGGTAATAGGTTTTGGATACAGTAGTGACTTAGATAGAAACTACTTTATAATTAGCGGCTCTATTGGGAGTATAACAAATTCAACTGCACAAGTTAAATACGACATTCAAGAATACAACCTATTTGAATTCTATTTAAACATGTCTTTAGTTTCTAATAAGGCTGTTATAACTATAGAAGGTGGTTTTTCTTTCAATGAAATAAATAAAACATGGGTCTCAGAATGTATTGAAAAAATAGAGGATACAAACGAACATTTATTAATTAGATGGAGTTCTTACAAGAATGTAGGAGAAATGGTTTTCGCTTCTGGTATTCAGGGCGTAATGAGAATCAAAGGTAAAATTCGTGCATACGCTAAAGGAGAATCCGAAGTAAGTGAAACCGATTCAGGAAGTTATCCATTAAGACAATCAGCCACATTAGGCCAAAGAGTTTCGATACCTTATGCAACGCCTAAAATTTGGGATAAATTAAATGCAGTTAGTGGAATTTCTATTGTTGGAAAACTTTCTATTAATGGTATTGAGTTAGTTAGAAATAGCGAAATAGAGCAAGAAGAAAAAGGAGATAGTAATATTTCAGAGGTCACAATGACTTTTGATTATGGTTACAACTACCTAATAAGTAGACAAGATGAAATTGTTTTAAACGTTTCTACAGGAGTAGAAGGTGCTGGAGATGGTGAGTACGATACAATAAATGTAGTTCCTTTCGATGATAAGACTAGGTTAATTGATTCGTCAGGGAAGTTTATCACCGTTGGCGGAAGTTTCGCTACCCTCAACTAAGTTAACCACTCTATTATCGTTATAGTGGTGGTGGTGCGTTACAGAGTTGTCTGTATACGAGTTCTGAGAGTCTTGATTTATCTTTTTCTCAATTATACCTAACCAAAAATAAGCAATCCAACAGAATAAAAATATTAAAATCATAAGCACAAATTTACAAATAAAATTTCTATATAAGAAAAATAAACGACAAAACGAAAAATAAATGTCTTATTCTTATTTAGATTCAATAAAAATAACTATTTTTACACAAAATTATTATGGCATCATTACCGCAACTTTCAGCACAAGTAGATATTTTAACTCAAAACCTTTCTGATTTGAATGATACGGTGAATGCCATATTGTCAAATACCATAATTATTCCTAACTACACAATTGATGTAAATGACTCTAATGTTAAGGTTGGAGATACTGTTATTGGCTCTAAGTCTGGAATAAATGGAGGTTACAACTTTATAGGTAAAGTGCTTATCGCTCCTCCAACACAAGACTCTCACATTGACTTTATACTTCAAATTTAATGATATACGCTATAATAATTTTAATAGTCTTAATTGTTTTTTATATAGATTTAAGAATAAGAATAAAAAAGTGCTTAACATCTAAAAAAGAAAACGGAAACACAATAATCAAAAAAGGAGACGAAAATTTACTTGAACTATGAAAAAAATATTTTCAATTTTAATTTTACTTTCTTGCTTTTATATTAATGCTCAGGGCGTTGCTCCATTAGTAGACCAAGTAAGATTTATAGTAAAAACAACAGCGCAAATGAATGCGTTAGCACGTGTTCAGGAGGGGAGTTTATGCTACAACTCAACAGAAGAAAGCTTGTATAGTTATGACGGTTCTACGTGGAATGTGGTTGGTGGTGTTTCTGCATCAGACAAAGCGAAGTTAGATTTAATTTCAATAACACAAGCGGTTGATTTAGATGACGTAGAAATCAAAGCGAACAGCGCAATACAAACAGAGTTAGACCCTAATTTGACCAAATCTAACGTAGAAGGCTTAGGAATTAGTTATACAAGTCTAAGCGATGTTCCTGCGGTTAGTTCGCCTTTGACTTTTGGAACAGGATTAACAAGAACAGGAGATAATATTTTTTTAGATAACCCATTTACAACGGCAAACGAAACAACATTAAATAGTGCTTTACAATCCGAAACAGACCCTTTGTATTCTGCATGGGATAAGGATTACAACGATTTAATTAATAGACCTGTAAATTTAGTTACTTACGACCCTTTAACCGCACAAGGTATTCAAATAAGCGTTTTAGGTGGTAGCGATTCAGAAGAATATATTTTACAAGTAGACCCTAACGGTTATGATTATAGCGGGGAACCAAGCGGAACAGGAACGGTAGACCAAACAATTATAGATGGATCAACTAATGCTGTTAGCGGTAATGCTGTTTTTGATGGATTAGCAAATAAGATAAACATAGGCACTAACTCAATAGGGTCAAGTAACTTTACTTTAAATAGTTCTGGATCAATTAGTTTTGGAAGAGTTGACACAGGAACTTCTTACGCGCTATACGATGATAGAATAGTGTTAACTTCTTTTAATGGTGATGCATCTGAATCAACAAGTTTAAATATTGGTCACAGTAGTTTAGCTACTGATTTATCAAATACACAAATAACAACAACAGGAGCAACGTCTTTAATAACTAAAGGTTATGCGGATGCTACTTACGGAGCGAGTGGTAGTTATGAAGAGGGAACTTTTACATTAACCAATCAAGATACTGATTATAATTTTGTAAGCCAAAACAATACATTTGTTAGGTTTGGTGATTTAGTATACTATAAGATTTATATCACTTTAAACAAAACAGTTAATACTTCTGATGTTTTTTTCACCCTTAGTTCAGCTAGTACATTACCAGCTCACGCTACTCAAAGTGTAAATAATATAAATCCTTATTTTTCAGACTTACTAAGTACTAGCGGAAACTTAAACGCAAACGCAACAGCACTATATTTTCAACACAATGGTAATGTTTGGTATTTAAAACAATCTTACGCAGGAAATATAGGTGTTAATGTTTCAAATATAGACTCAACCTCTAGCGGAAACTTTGTAATCTCATTCTCAGGAACTTACTTAACAGATTAAAAATAAAATGAAAAAAACAATTTACATATTATCGATTTTACTACTCACTATTTCAGGAGTAAGCGCACAGACTGTTATAAAAATTAAACAGCCTAATCCGCAACAAATAACAATAGCAGACGATTCAATAAAACTGAATGGTTCAGCTTCTGTTCCTTTATCCTCTATAATTAAGCCTATTACATTAGCGGAGTACAACGCAATGGATGCGGCTACTAAATTAAAGAATGCAGGGCGTCAAATTATAGACCCCACAGGAACGCCAACAGCGATAAGTATAGTTGATGGTAGTGTTAGTACTGCTAAGATTGCAAATAGCGCTGTAAGTGGAATTAAAATACTTGATGAAGCTATAACTGAAAGTAAAATAGCTGACGCAAGTGTAACTGAATCTAAACTATCCAATTTAGTTAATGATAAAATAAATAAAATTGATGATGTTATAGGTGATGAGTCTATTATAAAAAACTACATATACACAGAAGATGCAAACGATTTGTTTGTGGATAGGTATACAAACGGCTATGATTTCGGAACTGGTTTTAATGATGATGTGTCAACTATAGACACCAAGACAACAGAGTTTATTTCTGACCCTGACTTGTATAGACCTGTTTTCGGTTCTTTTACAGCTGTAGAACAAGGAATTGTAGGTGAATATGTTGTGCCAAATGATAGGCATAGTTTGCATTTAGCAGCGTTAAAGGCTGAGACAATTAATGATGTATCAATAGCTAATGCTGTGGCTTCTGAATTATTAGCAACAGTTAACGCAAATCCATTAAATACAACTTTTTGGACTGACTACGTATCTACACCAGAAAGAGTAGATAGCAATCACCAAGGATGGATTCAATGTATGGAAGCTAAGAAGATGTTAAACTCTTTAAATAGAATAGAGGACGTTCAAACTGTTCTAACAGAAGCAAACGAAACAACTATAAAAGATTGGATTTATGAGTTAGGAGAAATAATGTACAACACATTAAGTCCAAGAATAGATTTTTACATTGGCGAAGATTGGGAGAATGTAGGTTTATCTTATTTCAATAACAGTTCACTTCAACCTGTTATGCTGTATGACTCTAACGGTGATGTTATACATTCATTTACGGTAACGCAAGATATTTTCAACAACAGAAACTTTGATGCTATTTCATTTATACACGCTGTAGCGGTTGAGACAAATGATTTAGAAAAAGAACATTGGGCTAGACAGTATGTGAAAACAGCTCTGCAATATGGATTGTATTCTGATGGTACATGGTGGGAATTAATAAGAGGTACAGACACAAACCCCTTAACTGGTGTTAGTTATGGATGGACTAGTTTAGGTTCTATGGTTGAAATAGCACATTTAGATGCTATGACAAATCATTTTCCTAATGATAAACTTTACAACTACTCAACAGTAATAGGATTTATACAAGGTCAAACAAAATTCATGAATGGTTCTGCTATTTACGAGGGAACAAGCACTACGGACGGTAAAACTGAAAAAAGTATATTTTCATTTTTGAAAGGTCAAACCAACTACTATAGGGATGAAGCTAACGGCGGATGGACTGATACAAGATTTTATAAAAATGCAAGCGAGGTTTTGATCCCTTTAGATTCAGAAGATTACAAAGAAATGTCAGTTGTAGCTGCGGCTGCAAACTTATACTATAAAAACCAAGACATATATGATTTTTATATGTTTGATACTTCTAAAGGGTATTACGCTAAGTCATTAACTACTAGTGGTTATTTGTCTGGATATGGATATGATGATATGGGACCTTGGGGAAATTTCATTATAGGTTCTTTATGGATTCAGCAAGAAGATAATTTCTTTAAAAATCCGGTTAAATTAAGTCTAAGCGGATTTACAACCGACGATATTCCTGAAGGATTAAATAATAAGTATGGGAAAGTAAAAAGTTTAGCAGACTTCACTACAACAGAACTAGAGGAAGGAGACAATAGATATTACCCTTATGAAATTATAGCGGATGACGAGGATAGGTTAACAGGTGTAACAGGATCGTACATAAACAATCAAGTTAGAACTGACAATCCAAACATTAGGATGGAGTCAATAACAACAGGAGAGCCGTCCTTAAACCTTAAAAACACAACTGTGGATTGGGAAATAAAGAACCAAACTAACGGAAGATTTAGGTTATATAGTTTGACTAACTCAAAAACAGCAATAAGAATAGAGGCTAGTCCGTTAGATAATGCTTTAATGATAAATTATTTAGGTGTTTCTATTGGCAAAACATCAGCGACGCAAGCATTAGATGTGAATGGAAGGGTTCAAGCTACTTCATTTATCACAACAACGGCAGCGCCAACAACTTCTACTTCTTTTGGAGTTGTAGGGGAAATAAGATACGACGAAAATTATATTTATAGATGTACAGCAGCTAGTACATGGGTAAGAACTCCAGTAACATACGCAACTTGGTAATTATGAAACACGCAATTAGTATAGTATTATTTTTTATCCTTTCGTTAGGATTAAACGCTCAAACGGTTGAGGGTACAGTAGGTAGTGACGGTAGTTTAATTCCTTATAATGTTTCTGCTAGTGCGGATGTACAAGACGGAACTATTACAAAGGCTAAATTAGATGCTAGTTTAGCGGCTGAAATTGATTCTAAAACAAACTCTAGTGAGGTTTTGAATTTACACAGAACATCAGACCCAACTAGTAATGTTAAAGAGTCTAACATTATTAATGCATGGGTTAAAGCCACTTTGGTTGATTTAGAATCAGTATCTACAGACAGCTATATTGGTGATTTATCATTAAAGGCAACTAAAAACGCTTCTGGTTCGGGTGTTGTGTATTCACCTAATTATTCTGTAGAAATAGGCAAGGAGTATGTTTTTAGCTGTAGAATTAAAGTAGGAGGTGGATTTATAACTGGTAGTAATTTGTACTTATCTGATAAGTCAGGAGCATTCACACAAACACCTATAGATCACACAATTACAGATTGGCAATTAGTAACGGTAACACTTGGATTCACCAAAACAAGAACCAGAGTTAATTTCTCAATGTCAGCACAACCATCGGGAGCTTTTATGCTTATTGATGATATGAAGCTTTACGAGAATGAAGAAACTATAAAGGCATTCCCTAACGCTTATGGTTTTGGCTCAGTATCTACAGGTGGAAGAGGCGGAACAGTTAGAAAGGTTACAAACTTAAACGATAGTGGTTCGGGAAGCTTAAGAGAAGCGGCAGGAACAGCTAATACATATGTGGTTTTTGATGTTGCTGGAAACATAGAGTTAAGTAGTCCTATTTCTGTAGCTGATAATGTGGCTATTTTCGGTCAAACAGCATTTAGGAATGGAGGGCAAGGAATAACATTAAAGGCAAATTCAACAAACGAATCTAGTTTAATGACCGTAAGCGGAAAGGAAAATTTTACAGTTCAATACATAAGATTCAGAAGGGGCGTTACTCCTTTTGCTACGGCTGCTACCGGAGGTCAAAACTTAGCTTTAGCTAATTCGGCAAACAAAGCGATAATTGATCATTGCTCTTTTGGTTGGGATGAAGATGAAAGTCTTACTATTTGGGATGCGCAACAAGTTACAGTTTCAAATTCAATAATTAACCACTCTTTAAAAGTAAATGCGTATGGACGTGTAAAGACAGGCAAGGGAGTTATTATTGGAAACAATGCGGAAGAAGTTTCATTGTATTGCAATCTAATAGGTAATGCAGACCAAAGAAACGCATTATTTGGAGGTTCTACACCACCACTAGGAAACTTTGAGTTTAAAAATAACTTAATACACAATTGGGGTACAGCCGGAACATATTTTACAGAAGGAACAAACGATTTCAAAGTTAATATTATTGGAAACAAATGGAAGCTTGGGAATAACTCAATACTAAATAGGCACGCTTTACAAGCTACAGGAAATACTGGAGATTTGTTTTATTTGGAAGGTAATATTTCAGCGGAAAGACCAACGGATGATTTAGACGAATGGTTAGCTATAGGCAACACAACAACGCCTTCTGTTAATTTATCTACTTCATTCCAACAATTAACACCTTTTGACTACCCTTTACAAGATTCTCCTACATACACAATAGAAGAATTGGAAAGTACAGTTATAAAACAAATGGGAGTTAGTTTGTATGAAGATAAACCAGACTATGGAGCTAAACAAGATTACTTAAACGGAACAGGTTCTCACATAAATATACCTAGTGATGATGGTGGTTATCCTGTTTTAAGTAACTTTACAACATCAATATTAGATTCTAATAGCGACGGTATAGAAGATAGTTTCGCAACTACTCATGGAATAACATCGCCAAATCAAATAATAGGCTCTTACGACTTCGGAGATTGGATATTTGACAACTCTATAGGTTATGAAGCTATAGAAGTTTACGCTTACTGGTTAACAAAACAATAAATATATAAATTATGGAATTATTACAAAACTTTGGAGTTAATATTGCTCTTTGTGTAGTTGGTTTATTAGGCTACACTTTATTCGTGGTTAGAAAACACTTAAAAACGTTTAAATGGAGAATATTTTGGAACGACAATAAGCCTTTCTGGATTTGGGCTATACTAGTACAAACTCTTTACGCTGGATTAATGGCTGCTTATCCTTCTTTGGAATTATGGCTGTCTAGCAAACTTGTTGCAATTTTGACAACAACTCTAGGATTCGATTTAGCTGTTCCGGAAGATTTGGTTAATACAATAATTTACTTAACTTTGACTTGGCAATTAAGCCGATATACCAACAAAGCAGTAAATGAAGAAGGACAAATCGGAACTAGTAAAACAGTCAATCCAGATAAACCAACATATCCAAAAGACAAGGATTAAAATAATAAAGTTAATATTATCTATTACCGCCTTATTATTATTCGTTTTTAATAGCGATATATGCGAGGCGGTACATGGTGATAATATAGAAATGTGGTGGAAGCTTAAAATTAAGTTATTCAGCCTTATATTTTTATTATTATCACTTATAGGATTCTTAGAAAGTAAAATGTGGTTGAGGGTAATTCTTACACAAATTGTAATATTTACCGCTTCGGATGCAATTGATAGATGGCTTTTTAGTATTACTAATTTCGTAGATAGTGACTATGTATTAATATTTTTTTCATTAGTAGTATTTATAAAGCAGAGTGTAAAATGTTTAAAGAAGGGGGAGAAAGTGGGGTATTAGAATTTATGATTAAGACAATATTACCTTCTTTGGCTGGTGTATGCATAGGCGTAGCTGTGAAGGTTAAAAAAAGTAAAGTAACAATTTTGAGCGCTATAATGTCATTAGTGATTGGTGTGTTAACGGCTTGCGTGTGTAGCGATTTAGTACACGAGTCGTTCTCTAAAAAAACAGCGTCTTTAATAATTGCTATAATTGCCATAATAAGCGAAAAAGTATTCCATTGGTTGATATTCGATTTTGATTTTGCGCCAATTGGAAATATTATTGTTGAACGTATTAAAAAGTTTTTTAGATGATTTTCTTTTATTTAGCTATTTTTGTAGGATTAGTTCTACTGTTACCAAGCGAAAAAACGCATCCATGAAATTAAAAGAGATAAGATTAAGGTTTAAAATAAAGTTTTCAGAGTTATCAAACCTAATTTTGTCTACTTATGAAGGTACAAGGATTCAAACGCTAGTTGCATGGGTTAAACGCAATCAAAAGGTTACTGCATTTGCTACATCAGCATTAATGACTGTACAAGTGTTTGTTATCCGATATAAGAACGAACAAATACATTTAGTCAATCTACAACTAGAAAAAGAAAACAGCGCTTTAAAGACAGCCACAATCAATAAGAACATGGTTATGGATGATTTTAAGTATCCGTGGTGGAAGAAACAAGCTAGTAACGGGTATTTTATCATTGTTGATTTAAATGACGCTTATGAAGACGGATTAGGTGTAAACAAGCTTAAATCGTTAGGTAAGAATAACTTTCAAATTGTACCATACTTAGCAGCTAAAAGATATCACGAAATAGACAGTATAATAGCTTCTACATTATCTGACACTTTAGCAATAGAGCCTTTTGTATTTAGTGATAGTACGATGGTTAAACTATTGGTTTGGAAAGGAGCAAGAAGGGAACGACTAGACACTATTTTAGAAGGTTTCGCCATTCCCTTAGATGAGGTTTTAGAAGTTATTGAAAAGGATAATGATTAGCTAACTTAATGTGAAAAATATTAATCATTACTATATAAGTTAGTGTTTGTATCTCTTTAGGGTATATTATAATTGCATTGTTTTTGCTCTAAATATGTTTCAGCAACTTCATAATCAATAGTTAATTTATTTTTAAGCATATCGTTTTCAATTTGCCAATTAATAAAATCTCTTAATTCTTTTCTTAATTTCATATCCATATTTAGTATGTTTTATTATTAAGTTTTAATAACTAATTAAAATCTATTTATCCAGCTTTTACTATATTCGTCTCCTCCTTCGTAAGTGGTTTTTCCTCCAAATATTTGCCACCACTCATAATGTTTAACACTTCTTAAAATAACTTTTCTGTAATCACATATAGTTCCTATGCTTGTGTTTCCGCAATACGGGCAAGTTCCACTTGAATTTATTAAATCTAGATGACTTAATCTTTTTTCACATTTAGTGCATACATTTATATTGTACCATCTTGATTTTTTCATTTTACATTGTTTTGATTAATTAGTTATATAATATAAATTATTATTACACAAAAATACAAAATTTAAACCTATAACTAACTAAAAATCATTACTTTTACTTTAATTTAAAATCATTCTAAATATGAAAGACGCAAGATTAATCATCACAATACTAATAAGTTTAGTTTTATCGTTAGCTGTTATAATGGTAAGTTTTAACTTAGCGCCTAGTTGGTCGCAATACGCAAGAACGCTAGAAGAGCCTTTATTGTTCGCTACATTAATTAGCATATCATTTGTATTCTTAATTAAATCATATTCACACGATAGACGAGACTTAAAACTATTTAACGTTTTCGGTATGAACGTAAGAAATAAGCACTTAAACAAATTTACTAGTGTTTGCTTTGCTTTAGTTTTAGTGTTTCCAGTAACGCATCCTTACGCATGGATTTCAAACGCCCATTTAATATTTACGGCTTTAGCAATTGGTAGTGCTTATGTAGAAATGGGATTCTATTCAAGAACTTTATTAAGATATATTGGTATCGGTTTAGGTGCAGCGTTATTCTTTATTGCTTACCTATTGAAATTATATACAGTCGGTTTAGGTGAATTGTTCGCTACTATTCCAATAGCTATATTCACAATTTACAACATTAAAAAGATAAGTAACATATGATAGTAGCATTTGAGTATTACGATAAGAACGGAAAGTGTAACGCCTTAAAAAGCTTTCAAGACAACATACAAAACAACTCTAATTTTAGGCTTGCTTTTCCTGAGGTTAAAATAGAAACGTTGAAAGTGGATCAAAGAAACCATTATAAAATAGTTTGTTATTTTGACAATAACGTTAAAGTTATTGATGGTTTAAGGTTGGATGAACTAAGTATATTCTTAAGAGACTACTACAAAGTAAAATAGATGTATGTATATGCTTTTGCATATAAAAACTTACATATTGATATAATTATATTTTAAAACATATAAATGAAAAAGATAATTGAATTTCAAAAAGAAAACGGTTTAGTTGCTGATGGAATAATTGGAAAAAATACCATGAAAGCTTTTGATGTTGTTTTAGGAATTAGAGGTGTTCAGCTTGCTAATTTCTTAGGGCAGTTACACGTGGAGTCTGGAGGGTTTAAATACGATACCGAAAGTCTTAATTATTCCGCAACCGCATTACCTAAAATATTTAGCTACTACAAATCAAGACCTTTAGAAGCTTTAGTAGACGGTAGAACATGGCTACATAAAGCAAATCAAGAAACAATCGCTAATAAGGTGTATTGGGACAAATACCGCTCTACAGGCTATCAATTAGGAAACAGATACGAAGATGATGGGTGGAAGTATATTGGTAGAGGCGGAATACAATTAACTGGATATAGCAACTATTTAGCGTTTTCTAAAAGCGTTAATGATACTATGATAGTTATTACACCCGAAATAGTAGCAACTAAATACTATTGGACTGCTGCTAAATGGTTCTTTGATGAAAATAGATTATGGGGATTAGCTAATAGCAGAACCGTATCAAGCATTACGCAATTAACTAAAAGAATTAACGGCGGTAGTCATGGATTAAGCGAAAGAATTTACTGGACTAATCACTACGCTAAAATATTAGAAGTATGAAAAAGATAGATGAAGCATATGAGGAAATGATGATACCAAGTAATTTCGTTAAAGGGTTTGCAGACATGGAACACTTTAGAGAATGGGCTAGACAAGGAATAATTAACGATTGCAAAGCTACTTTAAAGGTATTTGAAAAGCATGAAATGTATGAGTATTGCAAAGTACTACAAGACGTTATTGATGATAAAGTAGATTTAATGTTGAGCGGTTTAGGTTTTGATGTTTAGTATTGTTCATGTCACATGAAACTATTAAAATAATGAACACAAAAAACCCGAAGTTCTCTACACTTCGGGCGGGCAATTATGTTTGAAAACCTATTCTATTTATAATTCAAACATACAAAACATTTTCAAATAAATCCACTTTTTTTTATTAATTTTTAATTAAAGTGTTACAATAAGGAACAAAAATAATTTGTATAACTTCTTGTTTATAGTAATCACTAGATTCAACATAAACCTCCTTTTCATATTTATAAAGCCATCCACTTGCAACCCTAGTTACATTTGCTTCTATTTCATTAACCCATAATGTTTCGTGTAATTCTAAGTCGTAAATTGTTTTTTCCATTTTATTTAGTTTATTGAGTTGTTTTTTAAAATTTAATTTACATGAATAAATTATTATTATTCGTTACTGTTTCGATATGTGCAAAATTTACAATTTCCTTTATGAGTAAACATAAAACCCCTTTGATACCCGTTGTACTTAGTTATGTATTCGCATCCATCCACTTCTATTGTCCTGTATTCAATCTCTCCTTTAATTGAATTCTCACCATTTCCGCAAGATGAAATAATAGCGAATAAAGATAAAACTGACAACATTTTAATTACTTTTAGTATTGATTTTTTCATTTCCTTTTACTTTATTTCATTTGTTTTGTATTTAACAATATCACTCACGTACATCAACTTCTGTTTCTTGTTTAATTATTATAGATAGTGTTCTTATCGCTTCACTAAAACCTTGCTTAAAATCCTCAGAGTGTTTATCTACTTTATCAAGTGATTTTTCATCAATCATCATTTCTATAAATATATTGCGAACAACATCAGGCACACGTAATTTATTTTTTTTTAATTCATTCATCTGTTTTTAGTTTATTAATTATTAATACGTAAATATACAAAACTAAACAACACCACCAACAATTAAGTTTAAAAATAATAATTCTAAATAAGCTAATTTCACAACTTTTATTTTAAATTTATCAAATAAATACTATTGGTTTCGAATAAAAGTATTATTTTTACAATAATTAATAACTAAAACAATTACAAAATGATTGAAGAACAAATTAAAGATTTTAAAAAGTATTTAGCTGATAAATTAGGTTTTAAATATAAAGACATTAAAAACGACTCCGATCTATATATAGACCTACACGTTGATTCGTTAGATTTTATAGAAATAATAATGGATTCTGAGATTAAATTTAATATTAATATAATTGATAAAGAAGCTTATCAATGTGATACTGTTGCAGACTTCATTGAACTTATCAAGAACTCAAAAAAAGTAAACAAATAATTATGACAATGTGCAACGGTGAAAACTGCAAAGTTAAAGAAACGTGTTATAGGTTTACATTTAAACCAGAAGAACACAAAGAAGTATTAGTTAATCCAATAGATGAGAATGGAGTATGTGATTTATATCATAGTGTAAACCAACAGAATATTTTAGACCAACTTAAAGAAATAATGAAATGAAGAAAATAGCAATATTTGCATCTGTTATTCTAATGATGGGATGTAGAACTAAAAAAGAAGTTTTACGAACTATATCAGAAAAGAAAATAGATAGCGTTTACATAAAGACAACTAAGGAAGTTAGCCCCCCGATACTTTCTAGTTTGGTTATAGAAGAGATTTGCGATAGTGTTACAGCACTACCTAAGCAATTCAAGCAAGTCTATATTATAAAGAAAGACACGATACGTGTTGAGGTTAAGGATAACAACTTGCAATTAGACTTCAATAAAGTAGAATCGTTAATTAGCCAAAAGGATTCAATCGTAAAAGTTAAAGAATCGGAAATTAGAGAACTAAAAGAAACGAATAAAACTACTTTGGTAACTAACTGGAGGTTAGTAATAATTTTATCTTTAGTTATTCTAGTATTTATCGTATTTCCTAAAATACCTACAACAATCAATAATTTATTTAAAAAACTAATCTAAACAACATGGGTAAAACACAAAAAAGACTTTACGACTACGAAGCTGAATTGTTAGGAATTAAACCTAAGAAGCATCAAAAAGGAAGAAACCAAGCGAAATACTATCTTTCAAAAAAACAGTTAGAGTTTATTAGAACTGAAAAGATGAAACCTTCTGGAAGAAAATTTGTAGAAACAGCCAAGAAATACGGTAAGAAAGGAGAATTGATTTCAAGAGTTGAAAAGCTAGAAACGGCTTCCGTAGAAGTTCCAGAAGGGTTTGAAATAATAAAGATAACAAACACACCTTATACGACAGGTCAATTCATTCAGTACGCCCCAAAGAAGGTAGAAGAATCGGTTAATGAAATAGACTTTGAAAAGATAATATCTAAGTATGTTAAACCAATAGTTTTAAATCCTATTAGTATTGATTCAGGTATTTACTCGTTTGATAGATTGGTTTATACTGATGTTCATATAGGAATGGAAACAAACTCTAACGGATATTCTTTGTATGGTGGTAAGTGGAATGATGAAGAGCAATTAAAAAGATTAGATTCAATGATTAATCATGTATTGATTAACAAAAAATCAAACACTTTATTTATAGATGATTTAGGTGATTTTATGGATGGATGGGATGCAGAGACAACACGTAAAGGTCACTCACTACCCCAAAATATGGATAATGAAAAAGCATTCGATACAGGATTACTTTTTAAGGTTAAATTACTTGACTCATTAGCTAGTCAATACAGCAGAATAATAGTTAACAATATATGTGAGGACAACCACTCCGGAAGCTTTGGTTACGTTGTTAACTCCGCTTTCAAACAAATAATAGAGGAAAGATATAGTCATATAACAATTAATAATGTACGTAAATTTATAGATCACTATGTTTACGATAAAAATTGCTTTATTATATCTCACGGGAAAGATAGTAAAAATCTTAAGTTTGGATTTAAGCCAGTTCTAGATACTAAGCAAATAGAAAAGATTAGTAACTACATTAAAGAACACAAGTTACACGACTACATTATAGAATTTAGCAAAGGGGATAGTCATCAAAAGATATTTGACGAAAGTACTAGTGATGATTTTGACTACTACAATTACCCTGCGTTTAGTCCAAGTTCTGAATGGGTGCAAACAAACTTTAAAAAAGGATTCTCAGGATTTGAGTTTTTCAACTTCAAGAAAGATGGTCAAAAGGTTCACATTCCTTATAAATTTGTTTGGAACTCTGGAAGAGAAGAAAGTACTATTGATTACTCTAAATAAGATTAAGAGCGAAAAAAGGTTAACAGTAGCGAATAAAAACCAGTAACCTCGAAATACCCGAAGCACGTTAAAGTGTAGTGAAGCTGTTAGTTATTCAACCCATGTATTAATTTACATGGGTTTCTTTTTACTTAAATTTAAAACATAAAAAACCCTGTAATAATTAAATCACAGGGTTTGTTTTTATGAAAGCATGTTAATAGTAATTAATTTTCTGAATCAATATTAAACTCATCTCTTATTTTTTCAGTCGCTAATTTAACTATTTCCTCGAGCCTTATTCCTTTCTGCTCCACCTTAAATAGTTTTTCTTCTATCATTTCTCTGGCTTCCTCTTTAATGTATAATTCTAATCTATTCATTAAGTCGTTAAAAAATTTTGGCTCTAATTCTTTTCCATTAATAAGTAATTTTACTTCATACACTCCTTTTTCTTGAGCTTCACTAATAGTGTCTCCATCAAGGCTACTTAATAACTCCCTGTGTATCCATTCTTGTCTACTTAATACTTGTTCAAATGTTATTTTCATCTTTGGTTTATTAATTATTACCCTACAAATATACAAAATAAAACAACACGCACAACAAAATTATTATTTTAATAATACTTAATTATTATTTTGCATAATAAAATATAATTACTTAAATTTGAATAATGAATAATAGAACGCTTAAAAAATAAACGAAATTTTATTATTATATGTAATAATTTATTTGTAGATTTGTAAAACTAAAACGAAACAACATGAAACAACAATTAACAGACTCGATTTTTAACAAGCTAATTGAAAACAAAACACAACAACACGATTACGATTTCTTTGCTTTTGATTTTGAATACAGAAACTATTCATTTACAATACAAGGTTATAAGTCGGATGGTTTGGCGTTAATAATTTCAAACGACTACTATACTAAAAAAGATTGTGAGTTATCATTTACAAGCAACCAAAAAGCAACTTTACAAGCTTTGTTAATAGAAGCTCAAGAAGAGGAAAACAACGAACCTGTTTACGGTTATGATGATGCGGATGATGCTAGTGACTTTAATAGAAACTACTTCGACTAATGGACTTAGATAAGCAAATACTTAGAGAAATTACCGATCCATTTATTAACGGTATGATTCAGAACAGCGAAAGACCTCACCCATACGAGGACTACTATTTAAAACTAATAGACGAACATAAAGAAGAACAATTAAAAAACAAGTAAAATGAGAACAATACAAGATATTAAATTAGGTGAAAAATTTAATCACGGAGAAAAAGGTGATGGAGTTGTTATTGATAAAACAAGAAGAACAATAACAATTAAATACGAGAGAAGCACATGTAAGTGTACGTACAAGTATAACGATGCTTATTTTCATATTAGCGACTTTTAAAACAAACAACATGGCAAGAGTAGAGAAATACACTGAACATATCGAAATAGATTTAAAATCGTCATCCTATAATGGTGGAGAGTGTGAGCTTTCTATAAAAGGAAATGGAGACACATATAAAGAAGCTGTAGATGAGTCAATTAGTCAAATAAAGTTTTTAATAAAAGAACTTAAGAAAATAAAAAATGAATTAAAATGACAAACATAGATAATCAAAACCTAGTACTTCTAGGATTAATAGTAGCAATAGCATTAATAGTAACAACCGTAAAACAAATTAAAAAGAATGGAGCAAACAGAGATTAAAACAGAAACCTACAGAAAAAGCATTGACAAGCTGTTTAACGACTTTAAAGATAAAACAGGATTCTTAGCCTTTGCATCAGAAAAGATTGGGGTAAAAGCAAGTAGCATTCACTCTAATTGGGTTTACAAAAGAAAAGATATTCCAGTTAGAAAACTAAAGCATTTTCATTCATTAGCTTTAAAATGGCATGGTAAGGAACTTAAAAACTCAAACAAGATACATATTAACAACGCCTTAGATATTGAGGTAAAACTATAAAACTATGACTGCAATAATATTAAACCTAGTAATGGCTATTGTAAACTTACTATTAGCATATATTAATTACGACTTTGAGAATTACAAAACAAGCAACTTCAACTCCTTTACTGGTGGTTTTTGTTTAGCTGTAATGATTAAGTTAATTTTAGAACTATAATTATGACAATAAACAAACTAAAATCATTCTTATCTGTATTTGATGCAGAAGATGAAGAACAACGAAAGAAAGACTTTATACAAGCGCTTCTAACAGGCTTAAATAAATTCGACGACTTAGACAAGGTAGAAATACTTAAAGAGGTTAAGACGCAAGTTAGTAATCAAATTGAAATAGATAAGATACTAAGCGAACAAAGATTTTTACAAACTGAATTAGCAAACGACAAATTAAAACTAGTGTAATGACAGCAATACTAATATTTTCATCAACAGTATTTTTAATAGGAGTAGTAGTTATATTAAAAATAGATGCAGAAACAAGAAAAGAAACAAAAGAGTATAAAGAATTTTTAAATAAATAACCAATGATAGAGAGAAATATAGATTGTAGAAAACACAGAAAGTCTACACATATTGCATCTGCTGATTTAGATTCTATGGAGTTAGAAAACAAAAAACTAATATTCACAATAGAAGATGCGAGATACGAAACTGGTGTAGATGTTTCAGGAAATAAAACAGACGGTTACTTTGTTAAGTTTAAAGGTCATAAAAAAGAAATGGTCTTAAACTCAGTAAATAGAAAAACATTAGCGGACTTAGCTAAGATAAAAGGGTTTGAAGGAGCTGAAAGATACAACATAGGAAACTGGATTGGATTCACTATAGAGTTATTTGTAGATAGAAAGGTTAAGATGATGGGCAGTATCGTTGACGGTATAAGAGTTAGACCTGCATTTCCAATTTTAGAAAAACCAGAATTAACTCCAGAACATAAAAGATGGGAAGATGCTAAAAAAGCAGTTAAAGCTGGGAAATTAGAATCAGTTACATCTAAATACAAATTATCAGAAGAGAATCTAACCTTAATACAAGCATAATGATATTTCACGACATAGAACAAAATACAGAGGAATGGTATGATATTAGGAGAGGTGTAATAACTTCTTCTAATTTCGGAACTATAATGGCAAACTATGGAAAAGCATTTGGTGAGCCTGCTAAAAAGTATGCTTATAAAATAGCTTACGAAGGAATTACTGGGGAGGATTTAGAAGAAGAAAGATATTCTAATATTCACATGGAAAACGGTCATACATACGAGCCAATAGCAAAAGAGGCTTACGAATACGCAACATTTAACGATGTTTCAAATGGTGGTTTTTGTATGTATGATGAAAACGTTAAAATAGGCGGTTCACCTGATGGTCTTATATTGGATTCTAAAGGCGGTATCGAAATTAAATCAGTTATACCTTATACGCAATCTAAAACATTAAAAAGAGAAAGATTTGATCCATCTTACAAATGGCAAATACTTGGAAATATTTGGATATGCGGTTTGGATTGGATGGATTTCATAAGCTATGGATTTAGAAATACAGAAGATAATAAATTATTTATTGACCGTGTTAAGGCTTCTGAGTTTGAAGATGATATTAAAAAACTTTCTGGACGTGTATTTGATTTCTTAGATGAAGTTGAAAAGCAAAAAAGATATGTTTAATGGAAGAGATATTAACTAAAATAACAGATATAATAGAGACCTACGAAAGTGGGTCTTTTAAAGACCTTCATATTATGCATAGGGAATTGACGTGCAATATGTATTACTTATCTCAGGAGCAAGTAAAAGCACATCAAAATTGGAATGCACACTATTATAATTCCAAGGAAAAAACAAACGCAGGAAAAGAGCGAGATTGCGATAAAGAGATTCCAGAACTTTACTTATGTAGAAAGATTATGGAGACAGCGAAAGGGGTTTCTATCGCTATGGGTTACGAAATAAAAATGAATTAAATTAATAGGTTAATTACTTAAAAAGTAGTAATTTAGCAGAATTAATAACTTAAATAAAATGGATAAAAACACAATTAAAAAAGAGCTGTACAAGCAAAAGCCAATAGCGGAAGTAGATTACGAAAGAGGTGATTTCATACATTACTCTACTGTTTTAATAATCGACAACATGGAAGAGATAATTAACTTTGAAGTACCTATGTCAGAGGACTTTAACGAAAACGAAATACCAGCACAACTATTAATAAGATGGTTGGTTTTAAATAACAATTAAAATAAATAACAATTATGAGTGAATTATCAGTATCAGGAAAACTAAAAAAAGTATTACCAGTAGAAAGCGGAACAGCTAAAGCAAGTGGTAAAGAATGGAAAAAGCAACAATTTGTAGTTTCTAATAATGAAGGCTACGAAGGAAAAGAGCAAATATTTTGTTTTGAGGTTTTCGGTGAGGAAAAGGTAGAAAATTTAGGTAAGTATCACAAAGAGGGTGATGATATAACAGTTAAGTTTAATATATCTACTAACGAATGGAACGGAAAATACTTCACAAGTTTGAGCGCTTGGAGAATTGAAAAGGCAGAAGGTTCTGCAACACCACCACCAGTAGATGATTTTCAACCTGCATTAGTAGATGACGGACAAGGTGATGATGTTCCTTTTTAACCTATAAACCACAGTACATTAACACAACCCCTATTAACTTAGGGGTTTTTAAATTTATATAAACATGATAAAATCTAAACCATGTAAAGGACAAAACAAAGCATTTGGAGCGGATGCATGCGGTAAAGATACACCGGTAGAAAAACGCAAATACGGACTATGTCAAACGTGTTATTTCAATTGGATGATGGAAAACGAAAGCGGTAAAATACACTACGAGACGCAATTTTTACCAAAGGTTAAAAGTATAACTAGAAAAGAAGCTAATAAAGAAAAGCAAAAAAAGAAGGTTGAAATTATGACTAAGGATGCCTACAGGTCTAAGGTTATACAACCAATGATAAATAAAATAGCTAGATTAATAGACTACGGTCATCCATGTATAGCTACAGGTAATTTCGGAAAAGAAAACGGAGGTCATTATATATCAGTAGGAGCGAATAGAACAACCGCTTTAAACCTTCATAATATATTTATCCAATCATTTGAATCTAACCACCACGCAAGCGGAGATACATTAAAGTATCAGGATGGATTAAGAAACATTTTTGGTATTGATTATTTTAATTATGTAGATTCATTAAGACAAATACCACCAATAAAATTTACTAAGCAGGATTTCATAGAACTGAAGCCAAAATGTAGAGAGGTTTTAAAAGTACTTGAAAAAGATTTAAGATTAAGAACTCCAATAGAACGTATAGAGTTAAGAAACTGGGCAAACACTCAACTTGGAATTTATTCTAAAGAATTTAGTTGCTATCAAAAATAAATTTAAAATAGTTATTGTTTTTTCAATAAAATACGTTAAATTTACGTTTTAATTAAAACTAAAAAAATGCAAATAACAGACAAAATTAAAATTACAAATGAGGATAACATGGAGTTAATGGCCCGTTATCCAGACAATTACTTCGACCTTGCAATAGTTGATCCTCCTTATGGGATAGATGTAACTAAAATGACTCTAGGTAACGGGAAAAAGAAAATAGATAGAGGAACTACTAATTGGGATAGTAATACCCCTTCTCCAGAATACTTTATGGAGTTAAGAAGGGTTAGTGTTAATCAAATCGTTTGGGGTGCAAACTACATGACAGAAAACTTACCTCCAAGTATGGGTTGGATATATTGGGATAAAGGAACTGGATTAAATGATTTTAGTGATGGAGAGTTGGCTTATACAAGTTTCAATAAGGCTTTAAGGAGTTTTAAGGTTAGTTGGGTTGGGGCAAATGCAAACAACGGAACGCCAAGAATACATCCTACAGAAAAACCTATAAAACTTTATGAGTGGATATTAGATAAGTATGCGGTTGAAGGTCAAAAAATATTAGACACTCACTTAGGTAGTGGCAGTATTGCTGTAGCTGCTCACAATAGGAAGTTTGAATTTACAGCGTGTGAATTAGACCCTAATTACTTTGACGCATCTATAAAGAGACTTAAAAATCACATAAGTCAAACAACATTATTTTAAAATAGTTATTGTTTATTAAATAAATAACACTATATTTGCTTCATCGGATTGGAACCCGTGTAAATAAAATAGTCTAACATAAAAAAATAAAGTAAACTCTTTATTTCATCTAGTTGTAGCGTTAGACCTACATACCACTTCCAATGGTGCTAGATGAAATAAGGAGTTTTTTAATTTAATACGGAACGTATGAACATTTTAGAAAAAGATTTGGAAGAAATCATTTACAAAACACACATTGAAGATAATAAGCTTCTTTGGGAAAAGGGTTTAGTTACAAAAGGAAATATGTACCAACAACTTAGAATAGGGAACTACGGAGTTGCAGACTTGGTTACATTTCATAAGGATTTTTCTTATTACCATGAAGAGAATGCATTATTCATTACTGTTTATGAGCTAAAAAAAGAAAAGGCAGGGATATCAGCATTTTTACAAGCATTAAGATATTGCAAAGGCATAAAAACTTATATTGAAAAATTTAGGGATAAGAATATAAATCTATCTTTTAATATTGTATTGTGTGCTAAAAAGATAGATACAAATAGCGACTTTATATTTCTTTCTGAATTTATGTATCAAAATTGGATTGGAGCTGGTCTTCATTTGAATTGCTATTCTTATGAGTATAGTCTTAATGGTATTGAGTTTAAAGAAGAAAAGGGATATGACTTAACCGATAAAGGATTTAAATAATGGCTAAGGATTTACCATACTTTAAGTTTTTCTGCTCAGAGTGGAACGACGGTGACATAACACTAGAGGATTATGATGTTCAAGGAGTTTTTATCAATATATGTTCTTACTACTGGAGTAAAGAATGTGATGCAACCAAGAAACTTATTTACAAGAGATTTAAGAACGAAAAAGATATAGTTGACTACATTGTAGAAGAGGGGTTTATTAAGTTCAATAACGAGCATCTTTCTATAAAGTTTTTGGACGAACAATTTACGGACTTAGAGTCTTCTTCTAAATCTAAATCATTAGCTGGAAAGAAAAGCGCTAAGATCAAGAAGTTGAGAAAAGAAATAGATGAACTTTGCGTAAGTTTTAGTACTGAATTTAATGAAAATCTAACTAACCTTCAACAGGAGTTCAACACAAATTCAACAGATCTTGACTTTTTGAACCAACACATTTCAACTATTAAGATAAGAAGAGATAATAAAAGAAAAGAAGAGAAAAGAAAAGATGAGATGAAAGAAGGCCTTGTAGAAGTTTCTGAAATCAACGACAACAATTTTTTAAATCAAGATTCTATTTACCCAATATCTAGGTTAAAAGAAAACTACTTAAGCAACGAACAAGTTTTAAATGCGGTTTTAAATATAAAAGAAAACAAGTTCAGAGATTTAGAGCATTTAAAATCTAGGTTAGATGAATACATAAGTCATGTTTTAAGTGGTGGTCAAACAAGTAACACGCCTAAAGACTTCGCTAAATATTTTAGAAATTGGAATAAAAAGAGTTTAGAGATAAACGAAAACAAAGAAACCAAGAAAGCAATCAAACGACAAATAACTTTTTAATAATGAACAACTTCATAGAATGGGAATCGCTAGAGTTTAGAAAGTCCTCGGGTAAGGAAAAAATAAAATGTCCTGTTTGTTCTGCGGTTAAAGAAAGAAAAGGAGACAGAAGTATTCAGGTAGACCATAAAGACGGTTTCGGAAAATGTTTTAGATGTGAGTCTTTAACTTTTAGAGAATCAGAATCAAGAGAAGTAAAGGAAAAGAATTACAAACTACCTGTACAAGATTGGAAGAACTACACAGAGTTATCTGATAACATGGTTAAGTACATTGAAGATACACGTAAAATATCGCAATCGACTTTAAAAGCTTTTAATATAACCGAAGAGAAACAATATCAACCAGCAATAGGTAAAAACACAAACAACATAGTTTTTAATTACTTTGAAAAAGATGTGTTAGTAAATAAAAAATACAGAGATAGCAAAAAGAACTTCACACAATCGTCCGGAACACGATCTATATTTTACAATATTAATTCTGTAATCAATAGTGATGTAGTTTGGATTTGTGAAGGTGAATTTGATTGTATGGCTTTGTATGAGGTAGGTATTAAAAGCAGTATTAGCGTTCCTAATGGAGCGAACGACAATGACGACTACTGGAAGAACTCGGAAAAGTATTTAAAAGATGTAAAGCGTTTCGTGATTGCTGTAGATAACGACGAAAAAGGAATTGCATTAAAAGAAAAGATTGCGCAAAGGCTTGGGCGTTATAGATGTGACTTTATAGAGTTTGAAAACAAAGATGCTAACGGAGATTTAATAAAGGGTATTTTATCGACATCAGTTAAGAATGTAAAAAAGTTTCCTGTAAGTGGAACGTTTAAGGCTTCCGACTTGAAAGATAGAATTTTAAATCTTTACAGAAATGGACTTCCTGATACAATGGCTCCAAAAGGATATTTCTTTGAAGGGTTTAAAGATATATTTAGTTTAATGCTTGGCCAGCTAACCGTAGGTACTGGAATACCATCACACGGAAAATCAAACTTTACTGATTGGATGGTTTTAAACTTGATTAATGATTATGATTTAAAAGCTAGTTGGTTTAGTCCGGAACATAGTCCGATGGAATTATATCATACAAACTTAATGGAGAAGGTTGTAGGTAGAAATTTTTGGAATCACTTAGACAATGACACAAGGGAAAATATAAGAGATAACACACTTTCTAATTACGATCGGAAAAGACTTATTCCAAGAGTAACAGAGGAGGAAATTAATAGTTACGTTGAGTGGGCTGATGAAAAAGTATATTTAACTGGAGTAGATGGAGACACTTTACCCACATGGGATTGGTTGTTAGAAAAATTTAAGGAGCAAATGTTTTCTTTTGGCATTAATATATTTGTTATTGACGCCTTTAACAAAGTTCTTCTGCCTTCTGGTAATAAGTTGGAGCAAATAAATATAGTCTTAACCAAGTTAACACATTTTGCACAAGCAAATAATGTTATGATAATATTGGTTGCTCACCCTGTTAAAATGTCAAAGGGAGAAGATGGATTATATGGTGTGCCTACTTTATACGATGTTAGTGGTTCTGCTGATTTTAGAAACCAAACACATAATGGTTTTTCAATTTATAGAACATGGGAGAGTTTAGATGGAAATGTAGAAGAAGGAACAGACTTCTACAACATGAAAACTAAATTTAATTTTCAAGGTAAGATTGGTGAAAAGATAGGGTTTAATTATTCAACGGTAAACGGAAGATATTACAGAAAAGGAACAGAAGAACCGTTATTCTCTTTAATTGGCTATGATGCAGAAAAGAAACTTGATACAATTCCAGAAGTGGAAGAGAAGCCAATTAAATATATGTCACCATCAGAAGCTTTTGCGCCTTTAGGAGAAGAAGAAAAAGAAGATGAAGTTCCATTTTAAAAATTAAGTCATGAAAGAAATAACAATTAATACACATCTTGCTTTTATGATTAAGAACGGATTAAAAGTATTTCCTGTATTCGATGCTAGATATAAATTTGCTGTTTGTATAGAAGATAATTTTAATCTAATGTACAAGAGCAAAAAAACAATAGGAGAATATAAACACGATAGTAAAAGCATTAACAAAGCATTAGAACAAACATTAGAACATATTTACAATAAACTAAACAAAAACTAATATTATGAAATTATATAACGGAGATTGCCTAATTGAAAGCGATAAGATAGAAAGTGGTAGTGTTGATTTAATATTGACTGATTTACCTTACGGAAATATGAATACTGACGGAGGTAGGAAGCTAGGTATTAACGGTTGGGATTTAGCAATTGAACCAAAAAAAGTATTTGATATTGCAAACCGTATATTAAGAAAAAACGGTAAAATGATTTTATTTAGCCAAGAACCTTACACTACTAAATTAATTACAGAAGCAATCCCAAATATACCATTTGGATATAGGGCAACTTGGGAAAAAGATAATTTTGCAGTTGCTTTAGGTGCTAAAGTTAATATGGTTTCCTTTACCGAAGATGTTTTAATATTTAGTAAAAATGACTGCTATAATGCAATACACCCTTTAAGAAATGTTATGTATAAATATTATGAAAAATACGGTAAATTTGAAATTATTGATTTGTTTTTAGAAGAGGGAAGATACACAAGTTATAATTCTGCTTTAGTTCACGATTCATATAAATTTGGTTCTAATAAAGGCAGGAGATTTGATTTAATGAATGAGAAACTATATAACTTTTTAAGTAAACATATTGATTTTAAAGAAACTTACGAAGAGCTAAAAGAAATAGACAACCAATTTAAAGAAAGATTTGCAAGCACTTTTAATTTATGGGAGGAAAATAAATATAAAAGCAATATTTTAAAATACAAAAAGGATTACGAAGGACATCATCCAACACAAAAGCCAGTTTTATTGTTAGAGGATTTAATCAAGACATTTAGTAATGAAAATGATTTAGTTGTGGATTTAACTATGGGAAGCGGTTCTACAGGAGTAGCGTGTAAAAACACAAACCGTAATTTTATAGGAATAGAAATGGATAAAGGTTATTTTGAAATATCTGAAAAAAGAATATTAAAAGAAGATTTAGATTTATTTTCAAATGGAAACAACAACAATTAAACATCATCTAACATCTAAAGAGCGTGCTAATCAAATCAAAGCACGCTTTAAAGATTTAGGATTAACCAAAATACAGCAAATAGAATGCAGCTACAGAGTAGTAGATGAGTTGTTATCTAGCATACCTAATACCAATCCTACAAGCTTAGAACTACGTAAACGACTTTATTTTCTAGACGTAAAAGATAAAATGCTAATTATTTAAACTTTTTACTTGTTTTATATGTTTAAATAGATTACCTTTGGTAAATAATAATAAAACTAGAAATTATGATAACAAGGAAAGAAAAAGCAATGCAAGTAGTAAACAGAATTTACCAACCTATGGGATATTTAAGTTGCAATAAGTCTTCTGAT